CGCCGTACACCCACGCGTTGCCGTACACCCGCGCGTTGCCGTACACCCGCGCGTTGCCGTACACCCGCGCGTCGCCGTACACCCGCGCGTCGCCGTACACCCGCGCGTTGTCGGACACGATACCTTCAACGTAAGCACTCAGCTCTACGCTCGCCGTCGTATACACCCAGCCTTTTCCGTTTTCGTGGTGCCGCCAGTTTTCCTTTACGCTTTCTGGGAAAAGTTCCATAACCTGATCGATGGTTTTCATTTTTGTTCTCCTTTACGCTCCCCGACTTGGAACGGGGCGGACGGTAAGTAACGTCCGGCGCGTTACGCGGCATTGTTCCGCCGCGTCCTCCGCTTTAATAATTTTTGCGTAAGGCTTTCGCAAAAGCACCTACGATAAAGGCGCTGTCCGCTGCGTTTTTTACGCGAGCTTCAATGGTTCGCTTTTGCTGCTCCGTAAGATTTTCCCAGGTTTTAAAGCTGGCATAGGAGTCGCCGCAAATATGTTTCCGGCGTTCTTTGTCCGTCATGCTATTCCACAATGCGGGTAAATTTTCGCGCATTGCGTCAAGTTTCCGTACATCGGTCATTGCAGCGTCTTCAATTTGCGCTAAGGTTTTCATCTTTGTCTCCGATTCGCCTCGGACTTGGGACCGAGTGCCGCTTTGCGGCAGCGAATTAACGGCGCTCTTCAGCGCCGCCCCTCTTCTAAGCAATTGCTTCCCGAACGATTTTCTTCATGGTGCTGTACGGCAACGTTTTAAACTTTCCGTACAGCGCCGGGTCCATGCCGTTTCCTCGCGGATTGCCGTGGCTAAGCATGTGGTCAGCGTCAATCGTTACTTCTACCATCGCCGGTACACTTAGCGGCTTTCCCAAACAGGCTTCGCAGTCCGCGCCGATACCCTGCCAGGTGTGATACGCTGCCAACTTAATCGCGTTCAGTTCGTCCAGCGTCAACCCCATTTTCGCAATTTGTTTTTCGGTGAAGTTCGTAGTTTTTAGCATTGTCGTTCTCCTTTTTTATTCCGGACTTGGGACCGGAAATGTGAATTAGCAGCGCGATCTCTCGCGCCGCCCCTCTTCGTGTGGCGTGGGCGCTACTAGTTGCGCTCGCCTAAGCCTATTACGCTAGGTAGCCTGCTCGAAAGCCGCCGCCCCCGCCTAGCTAAATTGTCAAAAATACGCGGTATTTACAGTATTCCGACTACGGGCGTACGAGCGACATTGACCCCATCGCCTTCCGCTGCTTCCGTTCTTGAATACCGTAACGCATACAGATAATATAGCGTAACCAGGTAGTTTTACCTAATCGGGCTAGAAAATCGCTCCCCGTAAGCCACTGTAAAATTAGGTAGTTACAGGCCGAAAAATAAATGTTCAAACTGCTTTTCGGGTTTGGGCGTATTCCAGCAAAGAGTCCAGCAAGCGGTCTTGGCTTTTCTTCTTGCTTTTCAGCGACCTGATTTTTGCTTCGTCAATCGTCCCCTTACAGCAAAGGTAGTGAACAAACACGTCCGCGTGGGGGTTGCCGGGGCGGCGGATACGCCGGATGGTTTGGTCCACCAGCTCCCAGTCCCAGTTAATTCCATACCAGCAAATATGACGGCAGCCGGATTTCTGGAGGTTCAGACCGTGGCCCATCGCGGCGGGGTGCCCTAATAAATCGGTAAGCTCCCCCGCATTCCACTGCGCCTCTAGTTCCGCGCTGCGCTTCGGCGTTACACCGCCCCCAATATAAGGTACGTCCACCAGCTTCAGTTTAGGGAACAACGTCTTGGCAATGCGAAACAAGTCATGCTGAAACTCATAAAGAATAAGGAGCTGTTGACCTTGTAGTTCGTCGCGCAAATCTTTTAGCGCGTCCAGCTTGGCGTCGTGGAGCGTAGCTACTTTGCGGGTAAAATCTTTTTCAAAATACAGCGATCCGTTCGCAATTTGGCACAGTTTCATGCTGGCCGTTCCCGCGCTTACGGCGGTTACCATTTCGCCATTTTTCAGCTTCGTTATAAACTCTTCCTCCAATTCGTCGTACACCTTGCGAGCGGCTTCTGGTAGCTCCACCCGTATTACGTTTTCCTGTACCGTGGGCAGGTCTTTATTTTCCATGCGAAGGATGTAAGGTTTGATAAGTTTTTGAATCGCTTCTTCCGCGCCCTTCTGCGGCAGCCAACTCCACCCCATGCGGTCGGGATTGAAAAAATACGCTTGCCGGAAATGGGATATATACTGTCCCAGCGCCGCACCCCGGTCACAGCAAAACATTTGAGGGAACAAATCGAGGTAGCTCTTTGGCGCGGGCGATCCCGTACCAATATACCGGCGCTTAAAGCTGGCGAGCTTGGGTTTCAGTAGCTTCATTCGCAGCGTAGTCCAGCCCTTGAATTTGCTAGACTCGTCGATTACCAGCACGTCCGCCCCGAGGCGCTTAAAGCGATCCCCCTGCATCAACCAGGGTAGGCCATCGGGGTTCATAATAAAAATCTGCCCGTCTTGGTCTAACGCAAAGTCAGTTTTACCTTTGTCGTGGAGGATGTGGTAAGTGAGTTTGTTAAACTCTATCCACTCGTGGATTTCGGCGGGCCAAACCTGGTAACAAACGCGGAGGGGCGCGACCAGGAGTACTCGGCGGGCGAGTTTGTTTTCCAGCAGTATCTTTATCGCGGCCAGGAATATGCTGGTCTTACCGACTCCCGGCTCCCCGAAGATTCCCGCCTCGTGCCTTTTTAGCAGGTGCTCCACGGCCTTGAGCTGCTCTTTTCGCGGTGTCCAGTGCTTCGCGGAGCCAGCCGATTGCGGTTTCCGAATTGTCAGTCCAACGGGCATCGTAACCATTCTCTTTCAACTTACCGATAATATACGCTTGCAACTTGGTAGGCGTTTCGCCTTCTTTTTTAAATTCAAGTAGGAGCGGAAAACCTCCCGGTACAAAAAACATCCTGTCGGGATAGCCGCGAGTTCCAACCGGCGTAAATTTGCAGTTTAGGATTCCATGAGCGTCCGCCCACTGCTTTACCCGGCGCTCTATGCTACTTTCTAGCTGCGACATGCCTTTGTATTTTTCACTTCGTTTTTCAAATTACGTTTAATTTCTTCTAGGGTCAAGCCACTGCCAATATAAGGCACATGGTAGTTACCGTCCGGTAGAATTACTACAAGTAAAGTGTTTGTCGGTATTTTTTCGATTTCTACAGGACCATCTAGAGCAACAGGCTCGCACTCCATAAAATTGTAGTGGCCGTCTTCAAATATATTTTTGGTAAGCGTCCACGCCAAAATAGGGCCTCGATCACTCTCTTCAAAAACATCTAAAGTCCTGTCATAAGTTAAATCCAACAATCTAAATCCAGGTTGAGCAGAAAATATAAAATTTTCTTTTCTTTTAGCCATAGAGTACTCCTTAGGTTGGTATACGTGAAAATTTTTCATACAAACTCCCCACACGGCCCGCCCCGGTCTTTACGGAACGCACACCACCGGCACGCGCTGGGACTAGGCGTTGCCCGAAACGACGTATCACTTAACAACGCCGTGGTTTTCTTACCCCATTCTTTCTTGAGCGTTTCCAGCGCCTTCGCATCCCAAGCGCCCGGAGTCATCACGCCGGCGTCCAAATACCAGTGTTGGGCCGTACAGCCTAGCGCGTCAGGGTAATAAACGAACGCTGCTAGTGCGTAGATAGACCGTTGCTCGGCATGGTCCGCCTTTTCCTTGCCAGTTTTGTAGTCGATAATATGGACGATCTTCTTGGCGTCAATAAAGTGGCTGTCCACCTTTACCCGCAGCCAGATACGCGGGTTGTACGCCTTACCCATTAAATTCCACTGTCGGTCGAAGTTCCACATTTCTTCGCACTGGGCTTTCGCCTTAATCAGCACGCGGAACTCTTTCTCAAACCGCTCCAGCTCCTCGGGTATCTTTTTGCTCTTTATTACGCGCTCCAACTCGTCCTTGTACTGGAGCAGTTCTTTGCCGTCCCACGCGGTAAAGTCGGGGAGCTTTTTGGTAACCCACGCGGCGGCTAAAGCGTGGACGCGGGTGCCGTGTTGTAAGGCCGGGGACTTTTCTCCCGGTTCGGGGAGCTTGTCGATGTACTTATGCTTGGCCTGACGTGGACAAGTCTCGTAAACTTGAACCTTGCTGTAGCTCCAGCTCTCTATCTGTACGAGCTTCGCAGTCGGCATCAGTTGGCCTTTCTTCGAGCAGCCTCGTTCTTCATCATCTCGGTTCCAGCCATGATCAAGAGTGCCAATGCCTTGAAAAATGCCGCTATCGCATTTTCCCGGTTGACGAGCGCTTTTACGTGCTCCGTTTGTACTTCACTTGGTATCGACATTTGCGCTTCCTTTCTGTCGCTCTTCTCAATCTTTAAATTTTTCAAGAGTCCCCCAATTTTTCCCCGCCGCTAAACGATCTCCTTTGCTTCGTCCGCGTTCCAAAACTTTTTAAGTTCGGCCCAGTTTGGTCCAGTCTTGCCGTCGCTCAACATAGGCACGTCCATTTCGATACTCTCCATGCTTTCTCGTAAAATTGCCATTTCCTCCCGCACCCGCTGCCGGGGGGCGCTGACGTTAATTTCGTCGTGAACCGCCACCAAAAACCGCGCCTGCTTTTTGGGGTGGTTATGGTAACGCACCAGGGCTTCCTTCGTAACGTCAGCGCTGGAACCCTGGATTTCGTAATTGAGCAGCTTATAAAAGAAGTCCATCACACGCTTGTACTTGTCCACGTACTTCGGCGTTTCCGCAAAATACTCTCGCCCACCCCAGGTGCGAATTGGTTGGCCGCGCTGCCCCCATACGCGAATCGCCTGCGTTAACTCCGCCACTCCCGGCATCAGCTGGTTCTTAGCCTGCTTAATCAACTTCACAGTGGGTGTGTCCACGCCTAAACTAAGGGCTAGGTTGGTTTCTCCTTTGCCGTAAATATCACTGAAATTTACGATCTTAGTTCCTGAGCGGCTCAGTAAGAATCCCGCTACCTTATGAATACCGTTTTGGACGACTGTGTGAATGTCGAAGCGCATACTGCCGTCCGGGTTCCGGTAAGGGCGCTCTTGGTAATTCCGCATTAGCCCGCCGCCTTCAAAATGACCGAGTCCGCGAAGCTCTTGCTGATTGTAATCTCGGTGGCAGAATACTCCGCCCTTGTCTGGTAAAACATAACGCCGCATCAGCGGTAACGGGGGTAAATCTTTTAGGAAAGCCGGGTGCTTGTAGCCGTCGTCTTTATCCTCGAAGTTCTTGGGCACATTCATAAATAAGCTGGCGGACAACCGACCCGTTCGCGCTCCCGCAAAGCCGTCGTTACCGTGAGCCTGCCGCACCTGGTTCAATTGCGCGTAAATCGTACCGCCCGAATCTCGCGCCATGTTCAGCCAGTTTTCCATATACATGTTTAGGCAGGTGCTCATCCGTACCCGGTAAGCATAAACTAAAGCCACCTGTTGGTTGTGGAACATGGAAATCGTAAGATTCTTTTTGCTGATACTGCGCTGGGGTTTGCGCCCGTTCCCGCCTTTAGTCCACGTCCAGTCGGTTACCACGCCTTCGCGGTCTAGCACTTCGCTTACGTCTTTGTCCGCATCCAGGTTTAGCTCTGGCGCGTGTAGCTTTTTGCGCAGCCAAATATCGGCCCGCTCTAACGCCTGCTGGCAGGCTTTAAAATCTTTTTCCATGCGCCGTAAATCGCAGCGGATACCCTGGCGTTCCGTATCCAGCAAAATGGGGAGCAGTTGGAGTTCTCGCTGGTAAGCCTTGCGCATACCGCGCTGACTGATTTCCGGGTAAAGTTTTTCAAATAGTTTTTTCGTGCGTAGCGCATCGCCGTTAGCGTATTCGCCTACCAGTTTGCCCGGAGCCTTGGCAATATACGCGCCGTAGTCGCTTTGCGACTTCTTTACAATGCGCTGGGTTACCAGCCAGTCCCGTACCGCGTCCTGCTCCTCGGGGGGTAAACCTAGCAGGCTTTCGGCAGCGGGTTTTAAACTGAGACTGCGGCTGTGGGGGTCGTGGAGGAACAGCAAGAATAATGTGTCGTGGATACGCTCCCACGGCAACCGGGGCATGCTGAAGTGCGTTTCGAAAACATCCAAATCGAATTTTGCGTTTTGCATCAGCAGAGGATACTTACTTTTCCACGCGGCTTGCAGTACGCGCTCCGCGTCTCGCCGAGAGCAGTTGTTTTCCGTAGGGTGGCCCCAGGCGTAGTACTTTGGCTTGCGGTTGCCAGGGTGTTGAATGCTAAAGCCTACCGGCCTGGGCGGGTACGCCAGCGGGCGCGGCCCAATAGCTTCGGTTTCCGCGTCGATTACGATGCAAGGCGGGGTGGGGTCTTTAAAGACAGGACCGCTCCGGGCGAACTTAGGCGTAGCCATCGGCGGGGCTTTGGGAGCGGGCGTGCGTATGGTAATGGCGGTCATATTTGTCCAGCTAATCGCGCCATCAAGCATATACTGGAAGCCTCGAACGGCCCGTTGAAAAGGTAACGAATTGGAATCTGATACAAGCGGGCAATCTTCTGCATATCGTCGTCTAACAGAATGAGCTCGTCCTGATCCACCCGCGCCGTGGGCGGGTACAGGTCTGCCAGCTCGCTTATCCGCGCCAGCCGCTGTGTAGGGAACTCGCGTCCGTAACCGTCGTTGTAGGTCATCCCAAATCCTTCCCGCAAAGTTTGCAGAAACCGTAAAACATTCCGCCGTCGTCTTTATGCGGGGAACAAACTTTCTGAGCGGCTTCTAACTCGGTTTTAATTTCTTTAGACTTGTTTTCCGCTAGCTCAGTAGCTGCGTTTAAAGGTGCTTCTACTTCTTCGCGCAGTCTACGCTCATAACGTTGCTGTGGCGTTTCGGTCATGCCGTTGTCGCCTTCTTTCTACGCGGCCCTTTGTATACCGCGTCAATTTCCGCCCGTTCGCGCTTTTTACGCAGCACCGTAAGGCGGCTCCAAATGCGGTGGGCAAAGCGCTGGGGGATACCAAGAGCAAGTTGCTCCTGGTAGGGCTTTTTTATGACCGGTCCTAAGATTGCCAGCTTAGAGGGCGGAGCCGGAGGGCGCGGCGTGCGTATAGTGATGGCTGTCACGGAAGGGTCACCAATTCGGGCTTAGAATAAACTTCGTTGATGTCGTAAGTCCATCCTGCGTACACTTTGTTAAATGGTGATACAACCGTTACTCGGCTAAACCACTCACCTTTTGAACGCTCTTTTGTCTCTACGTCTCGCAGCCAAGAGAAATTGCTGTAGGTTACGCGCATCGGAAAACCTTTATATTTATAAATTTCAAACCAGTAGTGATCTCCAATCTTCTGTTGCACAAACTCAAATTCTGGGTCAGCGGCTACAGCATTTGCGAAGGCAAAAACATCTACCTCATGCGCTGCCGTCCAGCTAGTTTCTCGGCTGTATTCCTTAAAACTATCGAGAGCGCTTAGTCCTCGAAACGAAAATCCCACGGCACCCTGCGAAATGTAATGACTCATATACTGTTTTACTACATGTAAATTGTCTACGTAACCCGCCAATAGTACGCATTGCATTACTGTTTTCTTAGGTAGTAGCGGGACGTCCTCACAAGTATGCTCGAAAATTTCTTCAATTTTGCTTCTTTGATAGTGATGACGAGAAAGATTTACTAGAAAACCATTCAGGTCTGCGATTGCGGCCAGCTTAGTGCCGTTAGTGTTTATATTCAATCGCTTTACGCCATGAGAATTGCACACAGCTATGATGTCGCGCAACCTGCCAGGAAAAAGAGTAGGCTCGCCGCCCGTAATAGATACGTGCGGTTTTACGCCTTGTTCAGCGTACTGTCGCAAAACTTCACCTAACAATTCACTGGAAGGTATTTCCTTTACTGTGTTTTCTAGCAAATCGTCATTTTCTATGCAGAACCCGCAGCGGTAGTTGCACCGACGAGTAACTACTGCCTGTACATTGATATTCTTATATATGTTGATGATAGGTTTTCCGAAAAGCGTTACTGGAAATTGATTGTACTCTCGATAATAGTTCAACTCTTCGTTGAACGTAGAAAGCTCATTTTCTTTATACAAAGGAATACGTCGCTGCTTATCGAATACGCGCATTAAGCACTCCTTTCTTCCTACGCGGCCCTTTATAAGCCGCGTCAATTTCCGCCCGTTCGCGCTTTTTACGCAGCACCGTAAGGCGGCTCCAAATGCGGTGGGCAAAGCGCTGCGAACAACCCGCCAACCGCTGTTCGTCATACAGCTTATGCACTTCCGCCTCCGTGCGCATATTGCGGAGCGCAGTGTTCAGTTCGGTCCAGGTCATCTCACCTCCAGCAATTCTTTTGCATGTCTTGCATCTTCTTGGCTTTCCAAAATAGCTATACGTTTTTCCAACTGTGCGATTATACTGCCCAGCTTTGCTACTGCTTCTTGTAAAGCCGTAGAATGCCGCATCGCTCTATTTGCATCGGCAGAAGCATAAGCACTGTCAGAGATTTGCATTTCTCCCATTTATAATTCCTTTCCCAAGGGCGGAGCGGCCTAGCCTTATAGGTTCCTGAGCCTATGCGGGTTCCTTTATCGGATTTGATTACCGGGTCTAGGCTTCCTGTTGGAGAGGACTAACCTCCCCGTGCGATTGACGTGATAGCGCGGTACTATCTCCCCGAAACTCTAAAGCAAGTTACTCACGGAAAGACTTTAAACCGTTGGCCCAACGGGTCCAATCCGCCTCTACCTTGCCATTGCGCTACCGCTCGGGGCTAGCGACGGTACGTCAACCGCACGCGGAAGTTACTCCGCGCCTTTCTTACAACGCACTCTCCGTAATGGTAAAGCCCACCGGCGAGTCGTCCGCCGTTACGTCCACCGGGTTGGCCGCCGTGCTGCCAAACGGAGCGGTAAACGTTACCACCACGCTCACGGCGTCCACGGGCGGTTGCGGTACGGTGCTGAGGAATACCAGCCCCGTGGTGTCGGGCGGGCGTGGCGGCGTAGCGTTGGGGTCGCCCGGATCGGGGATGGGGTTGGCCAGCGACGCCGGGGCGCTGCTGGTGCCGGTAACGGTAATGCCCGAAGGGAGCGGCTCCGGCGCTCCGGCGCGGTTCACGGGGGTAAGCGTAAATAGTACGCCCTTGCCGTCGTCGAGAATTTGCAGGTCTGCGGTTGCTTTTGCGAGTGTCATGTGTTCTCCTTTGAGTCGTTCTTGAATAGCTGTGGATAAATCTGCCGAGGCTTTAAACAAGGCAGACGCTTCTTTGGTGGGAAATTTAAACTCCTTTTCTTGAGTCGGGGTTAAATTAGGCACCGGCCTCCACGGGTAATTCTTACCCGCGACATCGGGGAGGGCTGTCTCCTTTATTGTAAACCCTACGGGAGCCTTTTCCAGCAGCTCCCGTATCCAGCGCAGTTCGTGCACCGCTTCTTTCAGCGTTTCGTTAATACTATTCAGCGCTCGTTCCATTTTTAGCGCCTCGCTTTTCCTTTCTTAGGTTGTTCTTTCACGGTATCAAAACGCGGATACGGAAACGCAATCGACTTCAGCGCTTCCGCCGTCCGCGCCGCTAGCTCCGTAAAGCTCTTTTCGTCGAACTCGATTTTTTCTACCATCTTGAACTTTACGCGAAACTGGCTTTTCTTGTCCGGCACTACTTCCAACTGGGTGATAAACCCCGGAGGCACCGCGCCGTCCGCGTCCGTACCACCCACCGGGGAAATGTGATGTACGTCGCTCAGCTGCCGCACATACCCGGCCCACTCCAACGTGGTGAAGTACGGAATCTTCATATAAGCGATTTCGGCGGTTTCCAGCTCGCCCAGGTCGCCTTCCGTGATCATCGCTAACCGCATTACGTCGGCGCACGCTTTGCCCTTACCCCGGTCGGCAGTGCCGAATTCTTTATTTTCGCAGCCGTCGCATTTATCGCTTACCGGGTGCTCTACCTGCTCCGGGTCGGGCTTCATGGTCTTACGGTCGGTAGTGCCGTAGGCGTAGCACGCTGGGGAAGCGGGGGAGCCTTCCTCGAAGGGCTGGTCGTAATATTGGTTTTCCAGCAGCTGGGCCAGCACGATTACCCGCATTTTGTTTTCTGGGATAATCGCCTTTTGGTAGGAAAGTACACCGGACTTGAGAGAGATGAAGTTTCCTCCACCCCCCACCTGGGCAACAACCTTAGTGGCGCTGGCGGCGGCGTTAGCAAGACGTTCTTTCCATTTTACAAGCGCGTCTTTCTTCTGTGGCGGTTTTGGCATTTCAGTTTTCTCCTATTTTCTCACTATAGAATTTTACGTCTGCAAGATCGTTTCCGTGGCGTTCCTGCCAGCGGTAGTTCTGGAACCAGTCGTAATACTTTTGCCGCTGCGCAACGGTAAAAGCTATCCCCAGCATTTTGTCTACAATCTTTCCGGTCTTGAAAGTAACCCGGACAGCGTAGACGCGGGGTGTCTTTAGTACTCGCCGCACACTAACTCCTCTACGCAAATTTCTTCCAGCGGCGCGTTACACGCCGGGATGGTACGCTTCTACTTTTTCCGTATTCAGAATCATTTTGAAACCTGCTCCTCCAAGCCGAACCTGCAAAAACGTGCCGAATACCTACCACACCTATGCCAGCCTCGCCTGCAAAACCATGCCTAACCTTTTCTTACCGCCGCCACTCAGCGCCCAGCCTGCAAAGCCTACTAGTCCTCGCCCAAACCTTCCGCGCCTTACCCAACTACACCTATGCTAGCCTCGCCTGCAAAGCGACACCCAGCCTTTTCTTGCTAAACCAGTCCGCGACTTACCTGCTCATCCACGCCAAGTAAAAGGAGTCTAGTGCCTGCCAAGTTCTTGCCAAAACTGAACAAACCTCGCCCAGAACTCTCCACACCGTGCCTGCGAAACCGCAGCAATCCCAGCTGTTCCGCACCATTCTGTTCCACGCCTGCAAAACCCGACCATATCGAACCACACCCCAACGGACCTATCCTTGCCTGCAAAACCTGACCCCGCCGCACCTGGTTCAGCTAAACCCCAACAGTCCGTGCCCGTTCCCTGCTACGCTGCTTTCTTACGACCTGTTACTTTCCGCATCGCAGTAAATACTTCAGCCAGCTCTTTTAACACGGCGTACTTCTGACGAAAACGCTCCATCTCCGCGTAAGCATCTTCCAACAACTGCTGACGGCGAGTGCTGTTGGTCATTACCTCGCTCAGCACGCGGTAGCCTCCTCCTTCCTTAACACGGTCCGGCGTCAGGCTTACAAACACCTGTCCAATTTCCTGCACTTCGCCGCCAACGTACTCAACTCGTACACTTACAATAAGCTGACGAGCCTGCCACAGCCGATACTCTTTTGCCGCTTCACTGTCGTCCCAGGTAAACTTATCGTGGAGCGGCGAAGTTTTGCTCTTCGCCGCATCCACCACCACTTCCGCCCGCAATTCGCCGCCATGTTCCTTAGCGATGCGCAACAGCTCTTGTTTTACCAAATCCTTTTTCACGCGGCCTTCCTTTCCTGGGCTTTACCCAGCTCAAACAGCCCCCAACCCATTCCCGCACTGTTCTTACTGTCGGGACGGCCTTCGCCTAAACCTACTTGCAACCCTACACGGGTAAGCAGGTTCGCTACGTCTTCTAGCGTAAACTGGTTTGTGTCCCAGCGAATAACTGGGCGCGCAATCCAACCGTGGTAGGCGGCGCGGACGGTGACGTAAGGCTGCCCCGTCTCAACGCGGGCCATGTCCTCTTGCTTTACGGATTTACCGTAAATACGAATAAGAGGAATTTGCGGTTCCTGGGCGTCGTGACCATCAGCCTCCACGAATATGGATAATTTGGCCAAGGTCATCTTAAAGCCTACCAGACGACAGGCCGAAATTAACGCCGCCCGCAGCGCTCCGGCGTGGAATCCATCCCATCCTTCTGCGCTAACGTAACGAGCTTCGTTATATAAGTCGTCCGTCGCCTTAGCTTCTCGGTTCTTCCGGTTACCTCCAGCGTTACCTAGCTCCATTTTCTGTTTCATCTGAGCTTTCGTTTTGGCGGAAAAGCGATGAACCACCAGCACTTCGCTTCCCACTAGTTCAAACGTTGCCCGCCCAAACTTCGGAGCGGAAATGACTGCCTGCTTTACCACTACTTCTTTAGTCGCCATAGCGACCTCCTTTGGATTTAAAATACTGTTACAGCTTTCTTCCGTGCTCGTCAAAGCCATTTAGCGGCGCGTCCTCGCCAACAATAGAAGTACGGTGGTAAGCGGCTGACACACGTTCAAAATGTTTAGCTGCCTGCACCTGATAGCTTCCTATTTCCCAAACTCGCCGCACAAAGCGGCGCGAAAAAATCCAACGCTGCCAAAAGAAACCTTCCTTAACGTCCCACAACGGCCCGTAGTAAGGACGTTTTGCCCATCGCGCCCGGAGTATTGGAGAGCGCCAAAGCCAGCGGCAAATAACTCGCAACCACCAAATCCACCACTTATCTTCCTCCCACCACTCCACAGGTGGAAAAACTTTCTTGGCGGTTACTTCACTTCCTTTTAAAGACAAGTTGCTTTCGGGCGGCTCCAACGGCCAACCTGCATGTTTCCTATTGTTGTCCAATCAACACCTCCTCGCAAATTTCTTCCAGCCGCGCCCTACACTCCAGGCATTGGCCCGCGAACAGACAAACTACCCAGCACGGGTAGGCGACGAAACAACGGAGGCAAGCTAAAGTTTTGTGCACGACACCTTCTTCGCGTGAAAAATCGTCACGCCCGACTCCGCCAGGAACTTCTTGGCCTGCTTGGGGTCGTCCAGCCTTTCGTTCGCCGACGTTTCATTTAACCGCCTTTGGAACAGCTCTGGCGCGTTATGCTTTACCGCGTAGCGCCACAGCTTCATAAAGTCGCCAATCTGCGGCACCGACTTGGGTTCCACTTTTACCAGCGCCTCGCGGCCCGCCAGCCCGGTGGAGTTCGCAGAAAGCGTTTCGATAAAATGCTGCTTTAGCAGGGACTCCAGCTTGGCTACGCGCTCGGCTTCCCGTTCAATTTCGAGCCTGCGATTGCGGGCGCGGTAAAGCAGGTCCGCGCAAAGCCCTTCGTCTTCGGGGAGTACGAACTCGCCTTCCGCTGTCATTTGCACGGCTACGCCTTTTCCCAGGATCGCCGTGGTGGTCTTAGGGCGCTTACCGGATTTGGCTTGCTTTACCGATTCTTGTAGCAGCTCCGCTAACGGCGCTCCCTCTACGGGGACGGGGCGGGCGGCGACTACGGCTAGGCGCTGCTTAAAGGATTTCACGCCACCACCGCCGATACGAAACCCGACTCCGCCACGGCCACGCCCAGCGTATGCTCCCACGGCCACAGCCGGTTACAGTTGGTGCAGCCCAGCTCGCGGTGGCTAGGGATTGGCCGAGGGGAGCCGCCGCAGCCTACGTGTACAAACTGAGAAAGGTAACTGGTCGTGGCGAGTTCTAAAGGTTGCGGATAAACAAATTGCTGGAGGACAGGCGAAGTCATTTCCGTTTTCCTTTCTTCGGTTCGTCGAACGTCCCTACCATCTCTTTAAACGCATTGACTGCCCACGTCCGGTCCTCCGGGGCGATAACGCGGTGAATCGGGGTTACGGGGCAGTCCAGGGCGCAACCCTGGCGGTAATTGCCCGCGCTGGTAATCGTTACGTCCTTGTCGTTCCTATTGTCGTGGAACGTTCGGGACTCCGCTTTGCCCTGCCACTCTACCACGGCGCGGCTGGCGGTTTTGCTGATTAAAGTTCCGCGCCGCGTCTTACCGCCGCCACAGTCAAAATAAAATGTCGCGCCCACGGGTAGGTATTCGATATGTACTTCGTCAGCGGAGCAGTTCGCGTGAGCGGCTTCCGGGTACGTACGCGGGGTGTCGCTAAACCCCGCGCCCGCCAGCAGGTCCGCTACCAGCGCCGGGGGCGCGTCCAGCTCCTCGTCCGTGCGCTTGCGCAACAGCGCGTAGTCGTCCACCAGTGGAGTGTTAAAGTCGCGGGCGACGTTGGCGAGGATGTAGGCGGGCGCAAGAAGATCGTCCGTAAGGTGCTCCACAATCAGCGGTTCGCCCTGCTTTAGCGCGTGCTGGAAGCTGATGGCGGCTAGGAGGCTGACTCCGGTTAGTAAACGATCCACCACGGGGTTCATTTCTTCTCCTTCTCTACCGGCTGTAACGTCAAGTCCCCCTCGAGCGCTTTGGCACAGTCTCCCGGCGCGGGACCGTCGCACAGGGCTACTTCCTTTACCGTAACCTTATGGGCGGCGTAAAGGGCGTCTACGGTCTGCTGGAGCGCCTGCTGCCTGGCCTGAAACGCCTGGTACTGCGGAGAAGCGATTAGCGCCGATTGCGCCTGTTGCAGCTTCAACTGGGCGCTGCGCACGGCGAGTTTTTCCTTGTCGTCCAGGGGCTTTACCTGTTCCAGCTTGGGTTTTTCCTGTGCATGTACCGCCGTAACAAAGAAGAAAATAGTAGCCGCTCCCAAGGCGGCTCCCAACAATCCGCTTAGAACTTTCATTTCGTCAGCGCCCTCCGTTTGGCGCGTTTACCTACTATAACCTAAAACCGGGTAATTTTAAATACCTAATTTTAAGGCTTAATCGGCTGCGCCGTAACATCCCGGTTGTAGCGCCCGCGCTTGGCGTAAGCGTATTCCTCGGGTACAGGAGCGCAACGGAAAAACACCACCTGCCCTATCCGGTCGCCGGGGCGTACCCGAATCGACGTAAACCGCGTGGTGTTGTGGAACTCCAAAGTCAACGCGGAGCCGTGCCATGTGGGGTCCGCCCACCCGCTCGATAAATGGTTTAAGCCTACTCTTGCCGTGGAGCTTTTAAGTTTAAACTCAGCGGCAATATCGCTCGGCAGATTAAACAGCTGCTGTGTTGCCGCCAGGATAAACTCTCCCGGTTCGATACGGTAGCCGTTCAACTCGGTGATAATTTCTTCCCGCATCTTCAACGGCTGACGCTCGCGGAAGTCTACCGTGTTGTAAAGGTGCATTTCCGTGTAGATTTTTTCCGACAACGTTACATCGACGCTTGCACCGTTTACAAGTTCCAGCGGGCAATTGATAATGGTGCCACCGGCAACCAGTTCCACCAGTTCGTTATAACTTAGCAGCATCTTCGTCCTTTCGTGTGGGCAGCAAACGTTCTTTACAGGCTTCGCAAATTGTTTCGGTCAGTGGAATTGGATTCTGGCACAACCGGCCTTCCGGTAAGCGTACCATACAATACGTATTCGCTCGCGCTCTGCGCTGCCTACTTTCTTCCGTTTCTTCGATCAATTTTGGCCTTCCTCTCCCTCGTTCTGCTCGTGGCGGGTGACTAAAACCTCGCCACAAATCCCCCTCTTCTTCCAGTATTCGTATCCTCTCTCCGCTCATCTCGTGCAACGTTAACGGCATCCGCCGGTCTATTTCGTGCTCCTGGCAGTATTCCCCACCCAATAGCGGGGGGAACGGGCAGGCGGGGTTACCCGCGCACTTCACTTTTTACTTCCTGCCGCAACGCGCCTACCAGGTCTAGTAGCTGAGTCAGCAGCTTATCCGCCAGCTCCAGCCGCTGCCGCGCCGGAATGCGATTATCGTTTAAGGCGTAGTCGATTTGTTCGGCGATGGTCATTTCTCGCACCCCTCCGCCTTTCTCCACTCCCCCTTCAGCCTGTCGATCACACTTGCCTGCTGCTCTGCCTTGGGTTTGTCGGTCATTTCAAAAGCCTCCTCCATTTGCGCGACTTGCGATTGAATCGGAACGCTGTGTGCTTTGGATATTTCTTCACTAGGCGCAGCAGCGGACCACAGCACGGAATAACCGGCGACAGTTCGACCTTGCCACTCAGTTCCATCGAGATGCAAATGTCGATGCCATAAAGAGCAACGCGCCTATCTCGCACGAGCGAATCGGTCACCCACTTGGAATTCGCAGGACTGATGATACTTTCGATATAATCCGCGTACTTCTTGCGGCGAGACAACTTGTCGCTCACTTTCCCTCCTGCTGTGGCCGCTCGGCCAACGCTGCTTGAAATCGTGCCCAGTACGCCTTGATGCGATAGTGTTCCGCAAGATGAACACAAACAATATCGGCGTTCACCATTTCATCACGTTCGAGTTGAGCCGTAATCTCTCGCACCACGCCATTCCATTCGCAATCGTGGTCAACGAACAGGCGATGGCGAACCTTACCGATAAACTCACGGCGAGGCAGTTGCGATAAAACACTCTGCGTCTTGTCGGGCGGATCGAAATAATTCATATCTTCTCCTGCTGGCGCTCGGCTTCTGGCGGAGCTACGGAACCGGTCACTTCATGGAATAATTCGCGCATAAACAGATAGATCAGGTCGGCAGCTTCAGCCTCTCGGTACTCTCCCGCGAGTTTTGTTCCTATGCCGATCTGTGCCGCGCAATCTTCGCACTGCCTTGATAGGCGTTGTTGTTTCGTTCCGAGCGGCCCCGGTGCGGTAGCCACTTTGGATATACTATCGGGCTCTGTCGTATCTTCGATCTTTACTAGCCTCATACGCTTCCTTTTCTGCGGCTCTAGCCGCCAGTGAGCTTGACTAACCGTGCGGCGATGGTTGTAGCGAGCACCAATCCGTACTGGGAGCCTCTTGCGAGGGCCGCCGCACGTCTCCCGCCCGCCGCGAGGCAGGCAGAAAGCCTAAACCTCTCTGAAATCCGGCTCATCCCATCGCTCAATGATGAACTGATCACCTGCCCGGCACGTGACACTGAGGAATGGGTCGTCATCCACGTCCGGTATGCCTGAAATATAAAAGTGCGCACCTGGAACTTCTTCAAGCACGCGCTGGACGGTCAGCAGTACAGGCAAGGGAATCTTCCGGCCATATTGTTTCTTGCTGAATTTGATGCGCGGCTCGCTCGAAGTGGTATACCATCCGCCAAGATGCTCTACATCTTCAAATCGCAGGCCCATCCACTCCCATTTACCGACCCCTAATTTGCGGTTCAGAAACTTATCCACCTGTGAAACGGTGTAGATGCGGAATCCGTTCACGACGCAGCAATGACGCATACGCTCATTAAATAACGCTTCCTGAGTGTCGAGTCCGATAGCCTTGGCCACTCTCTGATATTCAGCGAATTCATCTGCCCCGAGGTCAGGCTTAGCCTCGTAACTGGAAGGAACATTCTCCTCTATCGGAGACATCTTCGGCTCCTCTACTGGAATAGAATCTACCTCTTGCGATTTCTTCTCTTTGTTCCAAAACACCTTCATGCTTATCCTCCTCCTGTCCGCCCGCCGCGAGGCGAGGGAAAGTCAATTCAGTCTGTCGCAACCTTGTAAAAGTAAGGCGCAAGGCGATGAGAATCGAGAGGATGCTTGCTTCCAGTTAAGGCATCCACGAAGGCACGCTGCGCCAAAAAATCCTCTTTCGTTCCCTCTCCAACCACGGCAAATGGTTGAGGTAGCCGTCCTAAATCAACATCGACTATAATTTCGCCCCTCTTTCGTGGCATCCATGCTTGCAAGACTATATAGCCCCACTCTGCGACAACTGCCTCTGTAGTTTTAAGCCTGTCGTGCTGCATGCTTCCTCCTTTACCGCCAACCTGGATCGCCCGCCGCGAGGCGAGGGAAAGTTTCAATAGTCGTCTGCCGATTTCATTACAGGCTGCGGCGCGGCAGGGAGAGGAGCACAGTTAAAGATCTCCTCCAGTTTTTCCGACGCCAACGAATTGCACCTCATCTCGATTGAGACATAGCAGCCTTTCGGCTGCCGGTTGTGACTGGTGTAAATGCTGATCTCGCCTTCGCCAGACTGCATTACGGCGTCAGCGAGCTTCTTGAACCGCTCATAGTCTTGCTGATTCAACGGTACACTCATTTTGCTTCCTCCTTTAAACTCCAACCGCCTCTTTATCGGCCTGCGCGACCCTGGATCGCCGTCTCATCTCTGCACGGCACATCGGGAGCAGGCGGAGGTTGCGATAGTGGTTGTACGATCCTCTCTCCCAGTCAATAGTAAGAACGCCTAACATGAGCAGCCCGTGCTCCGCCATAAAGGCAGCCGCAGATGATTGTTCCAAGTAGCCGTCATTAGAACATCCACCCACGACGCCTCGGATACAGTTACACGCAGACTCCCACACAATCCGCCCATCCTTCGCCATCGCGCACAACTGCCACAATGCCGTGTCCGAAATCTGTCTCAGATACGGCCTGATCTGCTGCTTCGCCTGCTTCAGTTCTGCGTTCATTGCTTTTGTCCTGTTCCCTTGCAGACTTTACACAACTCCTCACGCCGGGTGGCGAACGTCCACTTGCGGCCCGTACCTTCGCAATTCGTACACTGATTACCTGCCAGCTTCAGCTTGGCGTCGTACTGCCTGCGGGCTTTGCTGTCCTTTAACACCCCCCACGCCCCGGTAATCTCGCGGAACCGCTGGGCGTCCTTTTCTGGGGTTGGGGTGGTGCTTTCTACTACGTGGCGCAGATCGAACGCCAGTTTTAAGTACGCTTCGTGCAGTTCCTCCCTGGTCGCGCCGGGGGGAGACTGGAGGACGGCGTACAGGGTGGGTTCGGATTTGGTGGTGAGAGGCATCGGCGTTTCCTTTTAATAGGGTACTAAAATTAACGGGTTACGTAAATAGCTAATTTTACTCGAACAGCTCCCGGTCCAGCGCCTCGCATACCGGCGATTTGCATACGAGCGTTCCGCCATCGTTCAGGGCTTTTACCACGCCGAAACGGGGGTGGAGGAAGTAATCGTACTTTAATATGGGTTGGTTGCCGTGCTTATCTGGCGGCCTGCGAGCAACTTGGTTTACAACTATTTGCGGGATATCCTCCTTCAGTGGTCGGTCGTGGTAGCGGGCTTCGGCTTCTAGGAAACGGTCGTATTCGGCGGTGTCAATCACGGCTCCCTCCGCGTAATCTTAAACATCACGTTGATGAAGTTTAAGTCAACACGAGGCGAATAACCGGAGAGTATCGCACCCGCGATAAACGCACCGTTGCTTATGTAGGTGTAGTCGTTTTCCTCCCGGCTGATACGCTCTACCTCGTGCTTGAGCGCGTAAGAGCTGCAAGACAACTCGCCGGGGCGGAAGTGCTTTTCCAAGCAGGCTGCAACGTACTGAACCTGGGGTAAAAAAGTACGTAGCTCGTTTCTACTTTCTTCGAACTTAGGCGCAATTAGCGGCTCTATGCCGTTGGCGGTAAGATTCGGGATTTCCTTCATTATTCGTTCTACATCCGCCGCTACGAGCATTTTCCTTCCATTTCCTGTTCGTATAACTTAGCGAACATACTGGGGTTTTTAATTGGCCCTGGGTTGCGAATCACCCACAATTTTACTAACCCATATTTCGTGCGTAGCGGCGCACCTTCTAGCGCCTTGCGGAACCCGGCGCGCTTTAGCTCGCGGCCCAGCCCATTCTGCGTCACGCGCCCCTTACCTGTGGGGTCGAACAGCGCGTACAGCTCTCCGCTGGTCCACAGCTTACGCTGGATCGGTTCCCCGCCCGGCAGCCGCAGTACCTCGTCGGGGTTTTCCCGCAGCATAGCGCACCAGCTGCCTACGTCGCTGCGTCCGTCGCTGATCATCTCGCGTTTGCTTTCCGTTTCCATGGCGTGGCCCATAGGGTCGAAGCCGTCCAGATTAAGGTTACGAAAATACCACATCAGCGCTCCCGCGCCCTCATCACTGCGGAACCAGTCGTTATACTTCTTATAGAAACTGCGCTCCAAGGCTGAATTCTTCACCTCAATTACAAAAAACCGCCGGTCGGCGTCCTCTATGAAAAAAGCGTCAGGGTGGTTGGAGGTAAAAAACCAGTTGGTACAGTCGGGAAGCGTATAGGCTTTAATGTGCTTGGGGTTAATGCGCAGTTCTTCCTGGGTAATAATGTCCTTTAAGTAGTCCGCCACCCCACGCTTGTCACCACCCGTAATCTCTTCCCCTAGCGCAAACTGCCGGTACTCGGCCCACTCGTTAAAATTGCCATGTAGCTCGCGCTCTGTCACTTTGGTAAAGTTGTTACCGTACAACCGCTTCATGGTATAGCCGATCAGCGATTTACCCACCCCCGGTTTCCCCCACATACTTACAGCGGAAAAAAGTTTGGTACCAGGGTACTGAATGGGGTACGCCAGCCACTGTTCAAAAAACTTGCGATATTCGGGTTTGTGACCGGTAAAAATAAAATCTAAAAGCTTCCGCCAGTTTTCCATCGACCCTTTGCAAACATACTTCTCGGCCACTCCCCAGCCCTGCCAGCAATTGTAATTCCTCGTTACTGCACCGTTCGTATCCGCCGATTCGATTACCAGCGGCCCACCGGGTACGTAGGTAATGCTATCCAGCTCCGAGCGTCCTCCCCACTTCCACCACTCCGCAGCGGTGTTGTAGGTCTTCAACACTACTTCTTTGCCTTTAGTCTCTTTTAAAGTAAACGTTTTATTCTTATAAACGCTGCTTACCGCCGTGGCCGCCTTCCAGCGATAGCGGTGCGCCAGCTCCATAATGGTGTCGCTCTCGCGGAGAAATATTACTTCGTCATTAAACTCATGTAAGGCGCGGCTCTTGGACCACTCTTCCGAGCTGTTCACCAGCTTATCAAATGCTTCTTTCCCTCTGGCTACAATGTAGTCGTCCAGCCCGGTCTTAGCCTTGTTTAGCTCGGGCACCCACTGTACGTGCACGTGGGCTTCGCGAGCCAGCAGGCGGCGAGCTAGCATATTACTGGCAATAAGCACGTCGGGCTTGTGCACGGCGTCAGAGTCGAAAACAATGTATACAACGCGATCCTTAAAGTCGATGGCGCCCAGCTCGGGTAGCAAGTCCAAGCCGTTCTTCGTACTCATAAAACTGCTGACTCCACCCAGACCCAGAACGGGAAAACCGTATTTAGTACCACAAGCGGCTTTTAACTCGCCTTCCGTAATGATGAGGGGTGCTTTAGCGGGCGGGTGCTTAAAAAAGTCCTTCCAATCGAACAGGGGCGAAAAATACACGTGCGGTATTTCACCACCGGGCTGCATGTACTTAATCGCTTTTTTGTCCGGTACGGTAAGCGCGGCGAAGCCGTTTCGGGGGAGGAACTCTTTCAGGTAGCGATAGCGGAAAAAGTTTACGGGCTTTTGGGCTGCGTCGAAGTACGGGATTAGAAAACCTGGCTCCCGGACGTAGGGGATGCCCAGCTCGACGGCGCGGAGGGTGATGGACTCCGCCGTGTAGGGTTGGAACTTCAAGCGCTTTAAATCCTTCTCGGCCAGGGCGCTGTCTTTTATCTTGCGCAACATAGCCGAACGCACAACGTCTATCGTATGCACTTCGGCTCCGTTATTTATTGCCGTTATTTTTGGCCTTGATAATAAGATCGCGGATAAAACTGGAACGCGTAGGCATTACGGAATCCTCTTTGCCGCTCTGCAAGGCTTCGAGCCGTTTCTGGGCCAGACGCAAGTCCATCCACTTTACCAATTCTTTGGGTAGATCGGCGGACACGATGGTTCGCTCTTCGGCCATTTAAACCCCCTTAAAAAGCGCAACCGCTTAAATATATACTAAACGGCCCGGTAAGTAAATATCCCACAAGCAGAGCCAAAAGTTACGCATTCGGCTCTTAGTGGCCAAGGTCGGGTAATTCCTAAAATAATCGGTAACTAAGTAACTGCGTAACTTAGGCGAATAGGTAACTAAAATGGGCGTTTTTGGATCTTGGTTTTAGCCGCTAAATACGCAGGTTTAAGCGGGCTTTGTAACGCAAAGTATTATGGATAGGAGCGTAACTAAATGCGTAACTGGTAAAACCCGCGCCGGGCGCGGCTTTCCAAGGTACTAGTTACGCGTTACGCATTTTAGGCGTTTTATATTTAATTATAAATGAGTGTGTTTTTTCCTCTTCTCCCGTTTATTTTTAAAATAAGTAACTAAGTAACTAAGTAACTTTTATTCGCTTTACCCGCGTAAACACTACACGAAACACTAGTTACGCATTTCCCGGCAGCCTAATCTACCCCACCCAAAAAGCGCGTTTCGTCCGCTGTTTACGCGGGGTTACGCATTATTTAAATACTAAAACGTACGTACGTTTACCCCACCGCCCCGTATAACCCGGTATAGCGCCCCACGGCTCGGACCCGTATACTTAAAACGTAGGCGGTGTGGGTTTCCCGGAAATTTTGGTGGCCTGCGGTTTCGGGCCTGCTGACTCCTTCGGGAGTGCTGAGATGGGAAAAGCTGCGGTTACTATTTGCGGTGATTGCGGAAAGCAGGTTTGTAGCTGCGAAAAGTTGGCTCCTCGCATTCCGCGCCAAGCAACAAACGCTCGCTGTTACGTCGAACCGATTGTAAGTTCGCCTATCATACTTCCCACCGTAGTCGATTGCGCCGTATACGGACGCGAAATTGTCAAGCGCTAGAATCCCGGTCTACCCTTTCGGCACCACAACCCTCCCCCCTTGCCCTCCGCACTCCGCTTCCAAGTCCCTCGCCCTACTCGCCCTTACTCACTTTGCCGTAAAGTGGTCCGCCAACCGGGACGCCTTGATTCAGCTTACGCGGGAACCCTGGAGCCAAGTGCGTAAGCGGCTACGTGGTAATCTGGCAGTAAAAATCAAGCACGAAGTGCTGAACGCGCCGGATTACCACGTGCCGTTGTTTATGACCAGCTACCCCCCACTGGGGCAGGAAACCGACGCAAAAGAACGGCGCGAACGGCTGTGGATGAAGGCGGAGCGATTTTAAGGTGTGGCTCGTAAAAAGCAGCCCGAAGAAACTAAGCCCTGGGCACCCAGTTCCGTGCGCCGTGCTGCCGAGCGGCAGGAAAAACCTAAACCGTTTATCTCCGGTCCGCCTAAGACATCCGCTACCAATGCTGAAATTGAGCAGTTCATTATCTTCCTGGCTTTCTTCGATCAGCGCAGCCTTTACGACACTCAAGGCCGGCTGCTTCCCGTGGATATGCTGGATGAGTACACGGCCCGGGCTTTGTGCAGCATTAAAGTTGTGGAGGACTGCGAAGGTTACGGCGAGCAGCGCGTGGTTGCGGGCTACACCAAAGAGCTTAGTATTGAAAAGCGCATTGAGGCTCTCAAGCTGCTAATGAAGTTGCGCGGGCTGGACGGCGAGTTGAAGACGAAAGACAAAGACCGGCTCCAGGAAATTGTGGACGCTATGAAGCACGGCCCGGTGAAGAAGTGATTCAAGACGACCGCGTGTTCCTCCCGCTGGGGCAAAAGTGCTACGACTTCGCGTATCGAGCGCCGGAGGCTGACGCTTGGCTCAACATACTAGAAGGCTCCGTCCGGTCGGCGAAAACCTGGGGCTGCATCCCGAAGATTATTGCCTTGTGTAAGTACCCGGTAAAAGGCTGGCGACTTTTTACGGGCGTGACCAAGGAAACCATTTACCGTAACGTGCTGAACGACCTGTTCAACATTATCGGCAAAGACAATTACGGCTTTAACCGTCAGAGCGGGGAATTGGACCTATTCGGCAGTAAGTGGTTAGTAATTGGCGCGAAAGACGAAGGCAGCGAGAAGACGCTGCGCGGGCTTACCGTAGGCGTGGCTGTGTGCGATGAGCTTACGCTTCAGGTCCGTAGCTTCGTGCTTACTTTGCTCAACCGTATGTCGGTAGAAGGCGCTCGGCTGTACGCCACCACTAATACCGATACGCCGTTCCACTACATCAAGACCGATTTCCTCGACAATAAAGAACTGCGTAAGAGCGGACGGCTATGGTCGGAACATTTTGAGTTGGAAGACAACCCCAACCTGCCCAAAGATTATAAGAAGAACCTGGAAGCCGTGTACCCACCCGGTTCGCTCTACCACCAGCGCTTCGTGTTGGGCTTGTGGGTAACGGGCGAAGGCGCGATCTATAAAGACGTATGGTCGGAGGACTTGCTGTATGACGATAAGCCCTGGACCATGCGGAACGGCAAGCCGGGTAAGGTGTTCGACGATAAGATGAAAGCCTCGGGGCATATCGTAGCCCGCTACGTGGGCGTGGATTGTGGTGTAGACCACGTGCAGGTGTACCTGGACTGCTACGACGACGGCACGAACTTCTGGTTTGACCGCGAGTACTGGTGGGATTCCCACGTTACCATGCGGCAGAAAACTGACCGCCAGTACCGGGAAGACCTGGAGCAGTTTTTAAAGTCGATTAAGACGGGCGCGAAAGTAATTCTTCCCCCGGAGTGCGCTAGCTTCGACGCTGAGCTTACGCAGGCGGGCATTTGGCACTGCGATGCGGATAACGAAGTGCTGGACGGCATAAAGACCGTCGCTACATTGATGGCCTTGGGCCGGGTGCGGTTTAAGCGTCCTCCCGAAGACTATATGTACGATGGTGGCTCGCCGTTCCATAATCACGTGGGCGAAACCATTAAGCAGATTCAAACTTACGTGTGGGACGTAAAGGCCAGCGCTCGCGGGGAAGAAAAGCCGGTAAAGGTAAAGGACGACGGGCCGGACAATGTGCGCTACGTGCTGAAGACGGAATGTGCGAGTTGGAGGTTAAGCGCAGCGTGAACATCGTGGTCCAACGCGACACGTTTACCGACCAGTCCACCACGGGTGAGCTGTCGGTGAATGGAATGTTCGAGTGTTATACGTTAGAGCCGCGCAGCGATCGCTCGCAGGGCAAGCCTTATTGTATTTCGGCTGGAACTTACGCGGTGGTGCTGCAAATGTCGGCGCGGTTCGGGGTGCTTACACCACACATTCAGGATGTCCCAGACTTTACCGAAATTGAAGTCCATCCCGGTAACGATCCAGCGGATACCGAAGGTTGTACGGTGGTGGGCCAGACGCGGAGTACGGATTGGGTTGGGGGTTCCCGTGCTGCATTTGCCGTGTTGATGGATGTGCTGAACGGGGCGAACGGCGAGCCAATTACGATTACTTACGTGGGAGGGACGGTATGAAGGTGGTTTTAATAAATGCTGCTTCGGCTGCTGAGGAGATGATGCAGATAAACACTGTTTTAGCGAAGGAGTGGGCCGCCTCAGACTACCGTGATATGCCGGGAGAAATTGAGCTGGAAGGCTTGCGTCATGCGGATGTAGACTACATTCGCAGCAATAATCTTTACGCAATTACAGGGCGTACTTTAGGAGTTACGTTGCTGTGATCGCTTTCTTCTCTTGCCCCGTGTGCCGAGCCAAAGACGTACCCGTGGAAAATATCCGTCCTCGCCTAAAACACGAAGATGAACAGCGCTACCTGTACCGTGTCTTTACCATTGTCGGTAACGCCCATGACCGCTTCGCTGGACACGGGGGCTGCAAGAATCGGCAGATACAGGTGGCGATTCCCGATCCGAACGAGCAGAAGGAACTGGGCGCGGCATAGTATGCTGACGGCGAAACAAGTGGCGGAGCAGTTGAGCTTTAAAGAGTTTCAAAATATTTGCTCGTATTTTGATTTGAAAGCTGCGTCGTCAACCGATTTTACGAAGAGTTTACGGGCAAATGGTTTCGTGGTAGTGCGTCCGGCTACACCGATTGTGAAGTTCGATGTGTTGAGTATTGAGCGTACCCGTGAAGCGCTGCTTGTAACTTGCCGGAATGAAAAAGAGCCGGTTTGTCTGCGCTGGGATATTCCAACGAACGTAATTGAATTAAAGAAGGCCGCATGAGCACCCAAGCCACCATCCGTAACATTGCGCCTGTCCATAACGGTATCGGCATTGTACCGCTGCCGGAAGCTTGCCGCGTGCCCGAAAACGCGAAAGTGGTGGAGTTAAAATATTGTGAGCTTTGCGGGCGCAGTTTCCCACGTAAGTTTGCGCCTACGGAAGTGTTTGAAATTCGTAAGACGCGGTACTACAGCGTTGCTGGTTATTCGGACGAGCGCCCCGCCGAGCTGCGGCGCGATAAAGGCCAGCGGCTTTGCTCTACCTGCGCCCGCCAGCCGTCGCTGGAGTTAAATGCGGAGGAATTGCTACGAGAGCAGGAGGCTTACCGGCAGCAAATGCCCGGCACGGAAATTCAAATGCGGCACGCTTTGCACTTGCCTAAATACAGAACGCAAACTTCGGTGCAGGTAATTCCCCGTAAGAAGCGTAAGTGGCGCGATTGTTCGACCTGGACGCAGCTTATTTTTGAAGCCTTCGCCAAGAAGCCCGAACTTACTATGGTGGAGATTTGCGATGCATTGCCGGGTTGTCTTACGCCAGTAGAAGCGACGCATTACTGCCATCGAGTTCATATTCCTTTAAAGAAAGTCCGGCGTATTTCTACGGGGTTTCCGGGCGGGTGTTTCGTATTTGCATTGGAGGTAAATTGATTCTCGCCAACCACCTTTGCCCGGACGAAGTGCTGCTCCCTACGGAGCAGGCGGCTATCGCGGTTAATATTGCGCGTAGCGAACTGGCGGCGAAGTCGATTTACGACGCTTTCCTTATGCCGGACGGAGACTTAATCCTGGTCCGGGACGGCGCAATGGTGGGTGTAGTGGGCGAACAAATGCGGACGCTGTTTACGGAGCAGGCGTGAGCAGCGCTTACCAGATTTATAAGCCGAAGATTACGTTGGACGAAGCGCGGGCCATCTCCGCGTTCCGCGTGGAAGCCTCGCGACATAGCAACGTAGCCCCTGCTACGAAGACGGCGCTGGATGCGTTTAACAATACGCTAGCTCGCATCGGTTGGGGGTCGAACAACTTGTTAGAGGGTACGAACTACCCGATGACAAGGTTGTCGTACAACTACATTTTGCTCCAATCGCTTTATAGATCAAATTGGATTGCAAGAAAAGTGATTGACAGCGTTGCCGAAGACCTAGTTAAAAACTGGTTCGCCATCACCACGGAGATTTCGCCCAAGCAGATTAAAAAGCTCGATATGGCGATGAAGCTGGGTGGCGTCCAGGCCAAAGTGCTGGAAGCCCTGAAGTGGGCGCGGTTGTTCGGTGGCTCGGGCGCGGTAATGATTATTAAGGGGCAGGAATCTCCCAAGCAAATGGAGAAGCCCCTGGACGTGGAGGACGTAGACCTTGATTCGTTTCGCGGACTTCTTGTCTTTGATCGGTGGGCAGGTATCTCCCCTAGCGCCAACATTTGTAACGACATTGATCGTCCCCTTGACTTTGGATATCCCGAAAGTTATCGAGTTAATCCCGAGTCCGCTAGTTCCTTTGAGGTCCATTCCAGCCGTGTACTGCGCTTCGCTGGGCGTAGTCTTCCCAACTGGGAGTGGCAGGCGGAAAACCGCTGGGGACTAAGCGAAATCGAAATTATCTACGAGGAACTGAAAAAGCGCGACAACACCAGCTACAACCTGGCCAGCCTTATTTTCCGCGCCAACATCTTCGAGCTGCGCCAAAAGGGTTTGGCCCAGATGATTTCTGGGTTAGGCAGCAACCAGCAAAGCGCTCAGTCGTTTTATGCGGCGATCCAGGCGCAGGCGCAGTTGATGAGCAATCAGGGTATCGTGGTAAGCGACCCCGAGGGCGGCGGTTTATCCACCCACCAGTACGGCTTCGCCGGGATCAGCGACGTGTACGAGTTGTTTATGTACGACATTTGCGGTGCGTGCGAAATACCTTTCTCCCGTATGTTCGGGCGTCCGGGCGGAGGGCTGGGCGACAGTAATCAGGGCGACGAGCATACCTATTACGAGAACTTAAAAGCTAAGCAACAGCGCGAAGTAGACCCGCAAATGCAAAAGTTAATGCCCGTGATCGCCATGTCGGTGCTGGGCAAAGTGCCCGACGACCTGGAGTGGCGCTGGCGTCCGGTAAATTCCCTAGGCCCGAAAGAGCAGGCGGAAATCGTAACCAGCAAGAGCGCGGCGGTTACGCAGGCGTTTACGGCTAACATTATTTCGCAGCGCACGGCCATGCTGGAGCTGAAGGAGATGTCCTCCGAGACGGGCGTCTTTACAAATATTACGGATAAGGACATCGAGTCAGCGGACGAAGAGACGATGGACCCCATGGAGCTAATGGGCGGCGGCTTGGAAGACGAAGAGGACGAGCCGGTAAAGAAAGACAAAAAGGAAGCCAAGCCGGATAAGAGTAAGAAGAAGCCCAAGAAAGCTAAGGACGCCGCGTTCGAGGATTCCGCGCATACGCTGGTGTTTGCCGGTCTACCTATCGCTGTAGAAAACCCAGTTGGTTCCACACGCCAGGGTAACGGCTGGTCGATTGTAATGAAGAATCCTTACGGTTGCATCTTGGGTAGCGAAGGCGTGGACGGCGACGAAGTAGATGTGTTCCTGGGTCCGAATGAAAACGCAGCGAACGTGTATGTTGCGCCCATGCGCGGCAACGACCCGGAAGATAAAGTGCTGCTCGGCTTTAACAGCGCGGGCGAAGCGCGGGAAGCGCTGGAGGCGAACTATTCTCCTGGCCCGTGGCTACCAGAATATCTGATTACGATTCCTATTACCGAGTTCCGTAAGAAAGTATTTTCGGAACAAGGTAAAAGGCTGGTGGCGTGAGCGTTTCCCCGGTGCGCTACGCGGAAGGTTTTTCGGCTATGACGGTATTGTTTTGCGAGTGCGGTACTACGATGAAACGTACTGATAACGGGGCTTACGTTTGCCCCGAGGAGCAGTGTCCGCAGCGGGTAAAGCTGTTCCGCGTAGAGTCTAGGATTTACGAAGTCGAGGACTACGAGTCGTGAAGCGCGACGGAATACGCTGTTTTACGCAGTTCGTGGTAACTACGTTCTTACCGGATCGTAAGAAGCTGGATCGTATGTACTATCGTCCGCCCAAAGGCGCGATTCTTACGGAGGCGCTATTCCCGCTGTATTTAAAGGACCACCGGGCGCTGCTGGAAAAGGCCGCGCCAGGGGTGCGGTTCCGCGAGGTAAGGACGGGCGTGAACAGCTACAGCTTTATTCATCCGGCGTTGGATAAACATGAACTGGCAGCCTAATCAACGCGCCGAGCACTCTTACGCCTCCGCTATCTGGGGAGTGTTTAAAGAGTTCGTCCACGAAGCGCGGGAGCGCGGCATTAGCGCCGTCCAGTTATCCGGCGCGGACTTCTTGCAGGCTTATGCCAGGCAAGCTGCACGGCGCATGATTACCATGCTGTGGGTGGGGCAGGCGAAGTCGTGGCAGGAAGCGGCGAGCAAAGCCGGTAGAGGATCGCTTATTTACCGCGCCCGCCAGCAGGAATTAGCCGGACCCACGGGCGAGCGAGTAAGGGAGTTAGTCGCCGAGAACGCCAAGTTGATTTCCAGTTTTCCATCGAACGTTGCCGCGTTGGTGGCGGCGCGTGCAGCGGCGCAGCAACTGGGAGGCGGGCGGGCTGTAGAACTGGAGCGGCTCGAACCGCTACTAGGGCGGCTCGCCCGCCGTCGCGCAAAGTTAATCGCTCGCACGGAGGTAAGTAAAGCTAGCTCCGCGTTAACCCAGGCGCGGAGCGAGGAGCTGGGATTGCCGTGGTATGTGTGGCAGACCAGCCAGGACCAGCGCGTGCGTCTAAGTCATCGCCGCTTACAGGGCGTGTTGTTTCGGTTCGATAACCCACCTTCCCCCGAGGAGCTGGCGGGGGAAAAGAGTTATGGAACTTATAATGCTGGAGCAACTTTTAACTGTCGATGCTATTGTTCTCCGCTGGTGAGTCTGAAGGAAGTCAACTGGCCCGCAAGAGTGTATTGGGGCGGCCGGATCGTGTACATGAACCTAGGGCAGTTTAAACAGATCAACAATTTGCAACTCCAGGAGGCGGCATGAAAAAGTCAGTGAACGTTTTGATGTTCGGTGTAGCGGCGATTTTGGTTCTGGCTCTTATGGTGATGATTGCTCCCGAGCAACATCTCTTAGCGGCAGGGCCGAGCGGGCTGAGCCTGTTCCAAACGGCTGCGGTTGGCAGCGATCCTTGTCAAAATCCTTCGATTACGAAAACCTCGGCGTCGGTGGCGGTTACTTCGGCCACCACTACGAACCTGGTAAGCGCGGTAACCAGCGACTATATTACGGTTTGTAAGTGGCAACTGACCGTAGTTGGTACCAACCCTACCATCCAGTTCGAGTACGGAACTACCGCGTCCACGGCTTGCGACACCGGAGCTACGGCGCTGACCGGAGCGATGGCGATTCCCACCACCACTATTTTTACCAGTAACGGGTCTACCGACACCAGCGTCCGAACGCCGGTTAGTCAGCAGCTTTGCCTGGTAACGGGGGGATCGATTACCGGCGTGGAAGGTTACGTAACTTACGTCCAGGCTTTGTACTAGAAAGGAGGGTTATGAAACATTTCTGGTACCTGGCGCTCATCGCAGCGCTTTGCGTTCCTGGTCACGCCCAGGTGCAGTCTACGCCGGTTCAAACGATTACCGTATCCAGCCCCACGCTTTCGGCTACGGTAGCGGCTACCTGCATAGGGGCTACCCCCACGGCGGCGGCGGGAGTGTGTGGGGTAATCCCTAACACTTACGGGGCTTACGGCGCTACGTTCGAGGAAATTCCCATTGGTTCGCCCACTGGGGTAACCGTGAATGTGTACGGCTGTATGCGCGGCACGATCACCGTGGCTCCTACATGCGATACGGTGGCGGACAGTAATACGTCTACGACGAAAACGAATCGTGGGGTTACTTTTACTAAGCCTTACGGAGTTTTCGTTTTTCTGGCGACGTTGACGGGCGGTACGACACCCAGTGTTACGATTAATCCGCTGATTAGTACGGCGAATAGCCATACGGGTGGTGGTGGGTCGTTTACGCCGGGGGGCGATCTTTCTGGCACATCCAGCTCCCAGGAAGTGGTTGGACTTTTAAGCAACGCGCTGCCTAGTTTGTCCACGGGATTTTTAAACTGGACGGGTAGCGCGTGGGCTTTTAGTTCGGCGGGTACGGGTACAGTAACGAGCGCGGTGGTGGCGGGAACCGCGAACCAGATTACCGCCTCCGGTACGTGTACGATCACCACGACCGGAACCTGTACGCTGTCGCTGCCTAGTGGTGTAACTTTAACTCTTCCGAATTTGGGCACTCCCGCGAGCGGGACGTTAACCAATACCACCGGTTATCTGTGGAACAACAACGCCGCGCCCAGCGGTAACCTTTCGATTGCGAACGGCGCGAATACTTCTATCTTTACCACGACTACTGGAGTAAGTCAGTTCTTCGCGTGGAAAAATAATACTGCTGCGTTAGTTGGGACAAGCCAGTCCAGCCCTATCAATTCCTTGTGCGGTACAGAGTGGCACGCTTCCGCGTCGGTAGAAGGCTGCTTGGCGTTGCAGTTTGTACCCGGCACGGGAACCGATGCGGCGAACTCGTTTAACTTTACCCACACGGGTAGTGCAACAGGCCTTACGACGGCAAATTTTCCCGGTCCCGTGGCGGCGGGCGCGGTTGGGTCGAATCCCGGAGCGGTGGTTTTGCCGGGTAATACGGGAACGCTTACACCTATAGCAAATACGGCTGGGTTCATTGGTCCTAATTCTGCGAGTTTTACGGCTACTTGGTATCAACTTCCTATCACGGGGCCAAGCGGAACTCAATCACTAGAATGCGGTACTCCTTCCAGTAATATTTCATCTTGTAGTTTTGTAACTGTGGGCGGTGGTTCCTTTCCGCTTACGGTGTCGGGCACGGTGACGTCGGGTGGAATACCCTATTTTAGTTCTACGACGCAGGAGTCTTCTTCAGGCGCAGGTACGGCGAACGCCCCCATACTATGGGGTGGGGCGGGCACAGCTCCGGGTACGGGTCACGCTACGGACAATGGAGTAGTGTGGGCGTTTACGGAAGGAGCGACAATTTCGCCTACTTCTACGACTCAGGTGGGATTGATTGTAAACAATCCTTCCGGCACATCTGCAGGGCTTGCTAATTTCAACAACAATGGCGTGACCGAAGTAAACTTCAGCAATACGGGAGAAGGATTATTTGGTGCGGGTGCGCCGACTCCGACACTTGGAACCGGTGGCGGAATGGCGTGCGCCGAAGGCACGGCGTTCACAGGGGTGTCCACGGTCGATGGCCTCTACTGTAACTCGACAAACCACGCGCTCGACCTGATCAATGGGACCACGGATTACGGTAGTGTCGACGCGGCGGCAAACGCTCTGACATTCACTGGGGCTAAGACATTCGCTGGCGAACTGATCACCGGGGAGTTGACGGAGACGGGAGCCTACACCGGGAACTCAACTGCCGACTCAGGCAGTTTGATCGTAATGAACTGCACATCGGCCTGCGCGTACACATTCAATGGCAGCGCGGTGGCGGGCTACACTGGCGGCGTGGTTTCGGTCGGTACGACAACCGCGACGGTCTCACTCAACTCGAAGAATTTCAACGGAGCGACTTCGATTCCGGTGCTCATTAAAGACCAGCCAATTTATTTCACGGCTGACAGTAGCGGGAATTTCTGGGGCACACCGCCACTGGTTGCTGGAACGAATATCACACTGACGCCGGCAACCAATGGTGTGACAATCGCGGCTAGCGGCGGCGGAACGCCGTGCACGACGACGGCGAACTCGCTGCAATACGACAATGCTGGAGCTTTCGGGTGCGTCACGGATTGGACGGCTTCAGCGACGACACTGACAGCGGCAGCGGCTGGCCTCTTCGATGCAAGCGCAGCGACTGGTGCGGCGTCGGTAAAGCTTCCCGCCGTGGTTGGGGGAACGCAACTCACAGGCACAGTGACGGCGAACCTTTCCACGCCGATCGTGATTCAGAACACGGATTCAAGTAACAACAATACGCCATTCGCGCTCGGAGTAACGACCCCAGGAACGTCGACTGGGCAGGTTACCGAGAACATTAACGGCGCAACGACTCAGGCCGCGCTAACGCAATGGGGCACTGGCGGCAGTTATTCTTCCGGTGTTCTTTCAGGGCAAACCGTCGTGGCTCAGATTCTGCCAACTGGCGAGATGACGTTTGGGGCGAGCGCCCCTACGCCCACGACCGGAACTGGAGGTGGCGTCGTATTCGCTAATGGCACGGCCTATACAGGGGTCTCAGCGACTTCCGGTTTATACGGTAACTCGACCAGATCGTGCGCAGATATTATCAACGTCACGACAGATTGGAGTTGCGCGCTTGGAGCCGCGAGCGTTCTTGGGAACCTTCCAGTCACTCTGAATTTCGCGCAGACAACAAACTCGCAAGCGGCATTCACGGTCGGAGAAACGACTGCAGCGACGGGGACAACGGACGTAGAGGCGCAAATCTCTACTCTGACCACTTCAACGTCAATCCCGCTGCAAATCACGCAGGGCGCGGCGGGGCCGGCGGCTACAAATGCTCCAGCGGTGCTTAACATTAGCGCGGCGGCTGCGGGAGGCGCGGCTTCAGCTTCGATCAACGGGTTGACCGGCGCTCCAATTACCCTGATCACCGGGGCTGGATCGGCTGGTGGCGCCACGACGGGTAACGGCGGAACTGGTGGAGCGTTTAACGTAACGCTCGGTGCTGGTGGTGCTCACGGTGGGACGACCACGAACACAGGTGGTGTGGGTGGCGCGTTCTCATTGACTCCTGGTGCTGGAACTCAGGGCGCGGCTACAGGCGCGGGCGGCGCGGCTGGTACGTATACGATTGCAGGTGCAGCAGGCGGCGCGGGCGGCTCTACGTCCGGTACGGGCGGTGCGGGATCGGACTTTCTCGTTACGACAGGAACCGGCGGTGCAGCGACTTCGGGCAGTACGACCGGACGCGGCGGTAACGTCGTATTTACTCTCGGTAGCGCGGGCGGTACTGGTACGGCGGGGGCTCCGGGGCAATTTGAAGTCACTGGTGGAACTGTCGCCGCTGCGAATACAACCCCGTTCTTCAACGAAACGGGGACGTGGAATACAACGGGCGTGGTGGACGCGGGAATCTTCGAGAACATCACGAACACGGCCAGCGGTTCTGGCTCAAAACTGATCGACCTTCAGGCCAGCAGCACGTCGCAATTTGCGTTAGCAAGTCAAGCGTCGAACTCTTTCGCACTGGGGCCGAATATGGTCCTTGGCGGCACGGCTCCTGAGATTACGACGGGCGGCACAACTCCGTTTCTGAATATGAACACGCTGCTCAATGTCGCGGACGCCTGCAAGATCACGTCCCTCATTATCATGAACACGACGACGACGATCTGTAGCTGGACGCTTCCGGCTACGGCTAAGACGTGGGCATACCAGTGCCAAGGGACGTGGGAGTCAGCGAGCGTTGCAGTCACGTTACTTCTCGGAACACAGTTCACGCAGTCTCCGACTGTCAGCAACCACAATGCAATCATCTGGAGCACCAATGCGGGAACTCAAACATCCGCTGGGCCTATCACGAATACGGGAACGACGGCTGTAACCACACTTACTGGAGCTGCGGCCGCTGCAACCGCGACCGGGTATCCGTGGCAGGCATCCGGGTCGTTTACTGGCAGCGCGACAAGCGGAACGTTCGTCATTTACGGCACCGCCGGAACATCCGGGGATGCCCAAATCAACGCAGGCTCAACGTGTACTCTTTACTAACATGAAAACCATTCGCTATCTTTCCCAGTTTCTCTTGTGCGCCTCTCTCTGGGGGCAGGCCGGCACGACGATTCTGCCGAAGACGACGCTTCCGCCGAAGACGACGGTGTTCGCGGGCGGAACTGGCGGAACAGGAGCGTTCGTCACGCACGACTATACGCCCGGATTCGGTAGCGGCGTGGTTTCCATGACTACGACAGGCTCAACCCTGCTAATCGCTATCGTCACGGGTGCAACGGGGGTTACGATTAGCGATGCCGTGACTTCGCCCAGTTGTGCCTCTCCGTGCAACGCCTGGAACGCTCTGACTCCAGTTACAACTTACGATGTGCAAATTTTCTATGCCTACGCCAAGACTGGAGGCGGATCGCTGGTCGTGGGAACCGGGCATACTTTTACCGAGTCGAACACAAATGGTGATTTATTCGGTATGACCTTTTCTGGAACAAACACCACAAGTCCGCTAGAGACGAACGGACAAAATGGCGTTGAAGACGGATTCGTAACGTCAGGACAGCCCGGAGCGTGCCCGTCCAGCGGTTCCTTGAGTCAGGCAAGCGGTGAAGTGGTGGTCACCGCGCTGCAGACGGGTAGCGCTACCACCAACCCAGCTATCAACAGTGGTTTTACTCTAGTGGATGATGGGTCGAGCACGGCTCCGGCAGATGCTTACCTGATAACGACATTGACCACGGCAGTCAATCCTACGTGGTCGTGGACGACATCTTCCCATTGGGGTTCTGCGATTGCGTGCTTCCTGCATTCTTGACCATGCGAAAACTAATTTTTATTGTCGTTGCCATCTTTTTTTCTACGGCGGGGTTTGGGCAAGCCTGCACGCTCGGGAGCGGGACCGCGCCGTGGAAGAACCTCATTTGTCCGTCTCGGGCAATTGATTGGGGTGCTGCTGGACTACCTGCCACGTTTCCAGACGGTGAGACAACTGCAAACCCGTGGGCGCCTCCGACTCGACCAGCCTGCACGACGGCCCAGGCCGGGATCACCGTTCCTGTAGCTTCTGGTACGTCCTTCGCCTCGATCCTGACGGCGATGAATAATTGTTCTGCTGCTAATACTTCCGGGTCCTATCTGCTCTTGGCTTCCGGTTCTTTCAGTATTGGGACGACTGAATTTCTTAATACCGCACCATATGTCACTCTGCGCGGCGCGGGAGCGATGAATACAACGCTCACCCTGACCGCTTCTCTGCAATTTGGTCAAGGTGGCGGCAAAGGAGGCGGAACGGTAAGCACGAGCCCCGCATCTGGAACTACCTCGGTTACGCTGACATCTGTCTCCGGCACGACACCTACGGTCGGTAATATTGGATGGTTCAACCAGTGCGACACGGGTTACAGCGGGAGTACCAGCGCATCAAACGGCTACAACACCTGCACGACCGGTTCTTACTCCGACAACGGCGGCCTTTTCGTCTGCGGCGGAAATACGATATGCAACTCAAATGGCTCAGGGTCCGGTGGTGGTGGCCAGACTTCTCAGTTTCAATATGTAAATATCACTTCGGTTACGAACAACGGCGGCGGTTCCTACACCATTGGCTTCAGTCCCGGCCTCTATCTTAACAACTGGTCAACTTCGAACACAGCATCGATGTACTGGCAGCAGCAATCAGACGTGGGATATGGCATCGGACTGGAAGACATGACCATCGTGTTTTCTGGCGGCGGCAACATTGACATTCAAGGTCCAGCATATGCCTCCTGGATCAAAGGTAATCGGTTCATCGGGGCGACCGCGAATCGACAGATTCTATGGCCAGATTTTGGGAAGAACGACCTGGTTTTCAATAACTACTTTTTCACCATGACGCCCGCGACTCCGACTTCCAGCGTCTCGGCAATGCAGGCCGTTGAAGGTTCCGACGACTTATTTCTCAACAACATCGAAGAGTTCGCCATCTTGGTCGAGGGGGCAGGGTCTCAACTCGGTGACGTGATCGCCTACAACTTCAATCGAAATAACAACAACCAGAATCCATTCCCGTCCGCGCCGTATCAACACGATAGCCAAGCGTCCGGAGTTGCCCTCAATCTGCTGGAAGGAAATCAAGGCGACGGAACGGACGACGACGATACTTGGGGTACTGGCGATGTCAATACGTGGTTCCGCAACTGGTACGCCTGCGACTCAATTCCTTTCACATTCGGCCTTGTTAAAGGAATCGCTATTCAAGTCGACGCCTTCCACCGCTTCGACAACGCTATTGCGAACGTGTTGGGCGGGACTGGCCAATGTACATCGTATTCCGGGACTTCGAACGGAAATATTTTCATCTTAAACAAGCAAGGCACCGACGCCCTTGCGTCCTCCAGTTTCATGCGCTGGCTGAACTACGACAGCGTGAATGCTTCGGTCCAGAAGAACTCGGCTGAAGTCCCAACCAGTATGTCAGGAAATGCTGCTCCGTTCGAGAACGCCGTCCCGAGCAACGGCACGACCGCTCCAGCTTCGTTCTTCATGGACAGCATGGGATTCTTTCCGAGCGGAGGCACCGGCCTCTCTTGGTGGAAGGTCTGCAACGCCGGGTTTAATGCTTCCACGGGCGTCTGCGGCGGCACCACAAGTACGCCTCCCTTCCCAACTTGTGGGCCTGACGTGACGGGAGGTAATGAGGTTAGTGGTTATTGTTACGACAACCCAGCATCAATTGCGTGGCAAACTCTCCCGATAGATACAACACAGCAGAACTCGTACACCATCACAGGCGGGAGTTGGTCAAATTCTTCTGGAACTTGCTCGCCCGCGCCAGCTCCGTGTGAGATTCTTACCGTTTCAGGTATCTCCACAATCTATACAGATGCTCGCCTTATGGGTGATTTCCAGATTAACGGTGGCAACTGCGCGACAAGCGGGGCAGGTACGGCGACGGGCGCAAAAGTCCAGATGACTTATGCGACCACGACAACGGTCACCTACTCACTGGCCTCGAATCCCGGCGCTTGTACGGGAACAATGCTGTGGCCCGACGTGCGCCAGTTCGATGAACGGGTGTACGAGACTGATTCCAGCAGCGGAGCCTCTTTCACCTGCTCCCCCTCCACGGTTCCGGCAAACCACTCTGGCCACATCAATCTGTCGTGTACCGGCGTCGGTACTGGGTGGAACGGTAGCACGGCGTTCAGCGCGAGCGGGGCATGCACCTATGTGAGCACGTCGAATACGAGCAGCACCAGCCAGACGGTGACGGTGACAACTGGCGGCAGTACAGGCACCTGCACTATTGCGGACACGACGGATTCGATCACAAGTCCAATCACGGTAGCGACGGCAACGCTGGCCATCTCTCCAAATTTCGGCAATATCAGTACGACGCCTGGCATCGCATTGACGGGTGGTAATACGGTTTGGACTCAGGAGACGCCAAGCGGCTTATTCAGCGTGAGCGGCGCGGGCTGCTCGGGCGAGAGCTTGACTACGCCGACCGTGGTTTCTAACACCTCGGCTACGGCTACGCTGACAACCGGCTCCGCGGCATGCACGATTACCGTTACCGACAACAGCACCGGGGCTACTACGACCTTCACAGTGACTTCGAGTTCGGGCGCAACGGCTGCTTCTATTAGCAACGGGGCGCAACTGTTAAACGGTGCGAGGATTCAATAAATGCCTTTAGAAAAAGGCGATAACCCGCAGGCAATTTCTCATAACATCGAGGAAATGCAAAATCACGGACACTCCCACGAGCAGAGTGTGGCGGCAGCGTTGCATACAGCCAAAGACGATACCGGTGAGTACGGCGAAATGCTAAAACCGTTTCATCGCACCAACGATATGCAAAAAGCTAAAGACGCTGTATTGAATTGGGGTGGCGGGCAGAATGCGAATACCGTGCTGCCGGGTGGGAAAGAAGATACGCCAAAAATGAGTCCGGCAGAAGCGGAAGCGAGCGGAGTAGCTTAGATGGCAAAACAGCTATTTTTCGGCGAGCGTATTGGTCCCCATAGAATTAAAACCCCCGAGGGCTACTTAATTGCTTGCCGTATCCCCGCAACTCGAACTGGCTGGCAACAATATCGTGCAAGTGAATTACAGATTGATAACCTTGCGCCGGATACTATCGTTAACGTGTATCGGGACGCGGCGGACGTTTTCGATCCAGTGTCCATGGCGTCGTTTGAAGGGAAGTCAATTACCCGTACTCACCCACGGGAGTTTTTGAACGCGGAAAACGACCGGGAGCACTCTTGCGGGCATGTGCAAAACGTACAGCGGGGGGAACGGCTGCCTGATGGCAATGAAGCGATGTATTTGGACTTATTTTTTAAGGACTCTCAGCTTATTCAGTACGTGAATGACGACGTAATGGCGGAGTTGTCGGGTGGGTACACCTATAACCTGGTTCCCTATAAAGGTCCTGGCTGGGACGACGGAGAACTTCGGCTTCAGATGAAGGATATACGGGGTAACCATATTGCCGTTGTGCAAAAAGCAAGAGGCGGCGAACATCTAAGAGTTCTGGACGCAGGTCTAGAAGAAGGAGACAGCAAAATGGAGTGGAAGGATTTTGTTGCAGGTCTTAAAGATGCTGGCCTGCGTCTAGTCACCGCACGCGACGCAGAGTCCGAAACCGTTAAAACGCAGGAAGAAAAGGACAAGGAGGCACTCGAATTGAAACAACGAACGATGGACGCCGAGGCGGAAGCCGAGGAAAAGAAAGAAAAAGAAGAGAAGAAGGCCCAGGATAAGGCTATACTCGACGCCCTCGTTGGCCTGCAAAAAACCATGAAGGACGGCTTCGAGGAACTGGCGAAAAAGTCGGAGGAGCCGAAGGAATCCAAGGCTGCCGAAGACGCCAAGTGCACCTGTGACGCCGAAGAGGGCGACCCCCACAAGGAAGCCTGCCCCATGTTCAAGAAAGCGGAAGACGCGGACTTGATCCCCGTGGCTACGCTATCGAAGGAAGACCGCCCCAAGAACCCGATTCCGGGCGCGGATGCGGCCATTGCCAACTTGCGGGCGTTGAAACCGGTAATTGCGGCGAGCGGCGACAAGCGGGCGATTGATGGCTTTAATGCGGCGATGAAGAGCTTAAAAGGTGGTGGTTCGACGGAAGACGCCTACAAGCTCATCAACGACGCCAAGGGTGCGGACAATCCGCGTGCGGGGATGGACGCGGACCCGCTGGTGGCGTCGAAGAAAATCGGCGCGGAGTTCGAGGAAACTTGCAAGAAGCTTCACCGGCAGGTTGTTACCGTTAACTAACGAAAGGAGAAACAGATGCCAGGAACTACTGTTGGAACTCAGATGAACACGGGCTTTGCCGGTCAGGTTTCGCGCAATAACAGCGCGAACTCGATTGAGTCAAAGTTCGTGAAATCGACCGATACCGCGAATATTAACTTCGGAGACGCCGTTGTATTGAACAACGACGCCACGGGCGGCACTTGGTCCCAGGCCATCGGCTTTATCGCCGGAGGTGGAACTTTCCTCATGTCCGTGGCTACGGGCATTAAAAACGCGGTGTTTGCCGGGTTTGCGGTGCGACAGGTGAAAGCTTACCTGACGTATACCGTGAACCAGGGTGCACCCGGAGCGGGGCCGTTAAACTACTACGCTCCTGGTTACCCGGCGGAAGTGCTGACGCAGGGTTATATCTCTGCGCCGAACTACAAAGCCTTCAGTTCCAATCCGGCTCCGACTACGGGCGGCGCGGTGTTTTTCCGTACCGCTACGAACGGCGCGGGAACTGCCGTGGGTGACCTGAACACGGAAGCGGATGGCTCTAACACCGTGCAGCTGACTAACTGTCAGTGGGCAACGGGCGTGCTCGACACCGTAAATAACACGGTGGAAATTTGCTTGACTAGCCGTAACGTGGCGTAAGCCGGAAAAGGAGAAGTATAAATGAACCCAATGCTTGCAGGATTCGAGAAGTATCTCCCCAACGGCGATCCGTCGGCGGCGATACGTATGGCGCTGGATGGAAGGCGGCGCTTTATGGGGGATGGGGCGATGTTGCCGCAAACCTTTAACAATATTCAGGGCATGGACGCCGCTACGGGCGGTGGCATGGCGTTCCTGGTTTCGGAGCTGGAAAAGCGTGACACTAAAGTCCGTGAGCCTCTTACCTCCGTCACCTGGATGCGCGACGTACCCGTAAAGAGCGGCGGTGGGTGGGTGGAAAATACTTCCAACCTGTTCGTCGATTACGCTTTGTCGGGACCGAACGGGCTGGGTATCCAGGCGAATAACCGCACGGATATTCCTATCATCCAGGCCAACTTGACCAAAGATATTTACCCGGTATTCAGCTGGGGGAATATTCTTAAGGTCAACTTTATCGACATGAAGAAGCTGGAAAATGTCCCGCGCTCGCTGGACGACATGTACGATAAGGGCTTGAAGCTGAGCTGGAACAAAGCGCTGGACCAGGTCACTTACGTCGGACCCATTAACACCACCGCTATTCCGGGGCTGGTGAATAACCCGAACGTCACTGCCGGGTCCGTGGCGCTGGGTGCGAGCGGGTCTACGCTGTGGTCGAAGAAAACACCGATGGAGATTTTAGCGGACGTAAATAACGCTATGGTCACCACGGTGGCGGCTAGCAACTACGACGTAACCGGCATGGCGAACCACCTGCTGATTCCTTGGGCGCAGTACGCGCTGATCTCTAACCAGATTGTTTCCTCGGCGGGCAACGTCAGCATTTTGACTTACCTGCTGGAAAACAATATCGGCAAGACGCAGGGTATCGACCTGAAGATTTTCCCTTGCCGCTGGTGCCTCGGAGCCGGTTCCGGTTCTACCGACCGCATGGTGTGCTACGTGAACAATGATGACCGCGTGCAGCTGGACATCACGGTTCCCATTCAGCGCATTATGACGGTGCCGAACATCACCCAGGGCGGCGGTAGCTACGACACTCTTTTCCAGGGCCAGTTTGGCATGGTTAAGTTCCTCTATTTGCAAAGCGCGTTGTATCAAGATTCAATTTGAGATAATGCGCGATAACTCCAGCCCCGCCACAGGGGAACACGGATAAAAGCAGTACGCTTTGGACCGAACTTCTTAAAAAGGAAAACGCCACAATGGGAAATACGATTACGATTGTCAGCCGCAAGAAGTTTCACTTCCGCAACCCCGACCCCGCCGTGGACCTGATGAGCGCCAACCTGGACGCTGCTGCGTCGAAAAACCGCGACAAGTACAAAGACGCGGTGTTCATTACTACCGGCGACATGCAGCTTCAGCAAGCGCCGGATTGGGTAAATAAACCGCTCGGACCGGACGCCAACAAGAACGGCGCGGATAAGAACGCACAGAACATCCTCACTTGGCAACACGCGCTAATGGATGGCGACATTTACCAGGTCAACGTGGTAGACAACGCCGCGCCTACTGCTGATTTGTCCGGCGCAGCGGCGGCACAGCAAGCGGAGCAGGCACGGGCCAGCAAGTTGGCGGAGGAAGCGAAAATTAAGCGCTCTAGCGACGCCAAGGAAGTAGTTGCTTTGCTCACCCCCATGACCAAGGCGCAGATCGTAGAGTATGCCGAAAAAGAACACGAGCTGACGTTGGACCCGGCCAAGGCCACGAAAGAAGAGCTGATTGAATCAATTCAGAACCAGATTTTGAAAGGCGAAGTCGCTTGAGCATTGGGCCTGACGTAGTTTCGATCCTGAACAGCTGGTGGGGCGGCGGATACCAGTGCGACGAATCGCTGGCGTCCATCGCCCAGGCTTCCAATTTAGTATTTGGAGGCAACCCGCTGTATCAGGTATCGGACTTCCTGGCGGTGTACCCGAAATTCGGTACGCAGCCGCAGGGAATGTTGATCGTAGTGCCGGACCCAGTTACTCCCGGTAGTGGTTACGTGGTGAACGACCAGCTTACGGTGGTTCAACCGGACGCCCAAAATGGGCTAGTTCAGGTATCTGCCGTAGGTGCGGGCGGAGTTCCTACCGCGTACACGGTAGTTACTCCCGGTACGGGCTACCAGACTACGCCGATAGTAAACGCAATTGCGGCGGCTACGCTGTTCGCGGGTGGACAGGGTTACGTAGTGGGGGATGTAGTAGTGCCGTTACAGCCCAACGCGGGCGGTGCGTTGTTACAGGTTACCAGCATCGGCGTGCTGGGCGTGGTTACCGGGTTTACGCTGATTACGGGCGGTACGGGCTACGCCGCCCAGGGCGAAGTGGTTTGCGCAGGCGGACACGGTACGGGGCTGTTGATCAACATTACCGGCATTACCATTTATGTTGGTAGTGGTACCACGGGTGGAACCGGGAACAGCGCTCTAGTAGATGTTACGGCGATTACGGCTCCCAACCTGGTTTGTATTCCTCCGGCTGTGCTCCAGATGTACGTGAACCTAGCCAGCTCTCAGCTTTCCATTAACCGCTGGGGGCAAGGGCAGTGGCAAATTGCAATGGCCTGGTTCATTGCCCATTACGCGACGTTGTATCTGCGTTCGGAAGGGTCTTATGGGTCCACGCCAGGGCAGGTAGCGGCCAGCGGGCTTACTCGGGGGATTATGGTGAGCAAGAGCGCAGGGAACGTAAGCGCGACTATTAAAGTGCCGGAAGGTTTGGAAGATTGGGGAAGTTTTTCGCTCACGGAATACGGCTTGCAGCTCATCACTATGGCCCGCGTTGTGGGTATGGGATGCGTCTATGCGTGGTGAAAGGAATTGAAGCCGGTGGTGACAGTTCGGATGAACGATACGGGGCAGAAAAACCTGGTGAAGAGCCTTTCTGCCCTGACCAAAAAGCAGGTGCTGGTGGGTATCCCCGAAGCTAACGCAATGGCGCGGCAGGTGGACTTGTTAAAGCTGTTGAGCACGGCGCGGGGCAAGAAAAAGCAGGCGCGGTTACAAGTGGCCGCGAAGCAGATGATTAACAACGCGCAGTTGCTTTATATATTTTCCAATGGGAGTCCACTCAAGCATATACCTGCTCGTCCCGTCCTTGAGGCAGCTCTTGAGGATATTCAAAATCAGGCTTTGCTTATGGAGCCGTTAGAAAAAGCAGCGGATGCTGCGTTAGCAGGGAAACCAGAGCAGGTAGAGCGGTATTTAAAACTTGCAGGACAACTGGCGGAGAATTTGTGCCGCGCCTGGTTTACCAACGGGCGGAACGGTTGGGCTCCGAACGCCCCGAGTACAATTCGGCGCAAGGGGTCGAGTAAACCTGGAATTGATTTCGGGGAAATGCGCAAGAGCATTACATCTCAAGTGGTGGAGGCAGAGTAATGGATAACGGTGAGTACGGCGAAAGCTTGAAGCGGTTTCACGGTAAGACTATCCCACAGACCCGTCACGCGGTGGACGCGACGGTAATTCTCAACGCCGCGCCTCTGCCCGTGCTTATACAAGGGAAAGACGTTATGTGCGGCGGAGCGCAAGAGCCTGTGAAAATTGGAGAACCTATTAAAGACACCGCCACGGGCAACGCCGCCAGCGCCGTCGCGGAGTTCCCCGAGCGCAGCCAGAGTGCTGTAGTAAAGGACGAATCCTTAGTGGAGTGGGCCAAAGAGGAAGAGCAGGAACCGGAGCACAGCGCGAAGGACGACGACTTAATCCCGGACCCTGACAACGAAGTACAGGACGGGCCGTTCGCGAACATCACCAGCGCTGCCAAGTCGGGGTTCGAGGCGGGGAAGAAACTGGGTGGGGCGGCGGATGATTGGAGCGATGAAGCGCGAGAAAAAGCAGCAGAAGCGCGAAGAAGTGGTGGAGTGACCCCTGAAGAGCGTCAAACGATAAAAGAAATTTACCATCCATCGCATAAAACGCCTGTGAAGGGAACACCTAAGTTTAGGACTACCCCTACTGCCGTTTCTTCGGGCGGCTCCCAGCAAGAAAATAGAGAAGCAGCTAACCGTCAAGGTTACACTATAAAACACTAAAGTGGCTTTTGATCTCCAAGACGTGGTGAACGACCCCGATCTGGCGGAAGCCTACACGATATGCCGCTCCCAGGGCGGAAGTTTCCAGGCCGGGGGCTGGAGCGACAACAAAGTTACTATCCCCGCGTGGGGTGTAGTGTCCGTCGCTAGCGACCGGCAAATTGGTGCGATCCCGGAAGCCGACCGGGTAGGCGAAATTCGTTCCTTTATTAGCCAGTGTCCGATCTACACGACTTCGGAAACAAGGGGTGCGGTGAGCGACATACTAATCTGGAACGGTGCGAAGTACCGGGTGTTAAGCGTGGGCCGCTACGACAATCGTGGTGGTTTTTGGTCAGCGTTTGCGGTTCGCATGAAGGGGGCCTGAATGGCAACGCTTCCCCTATTTCCGAAACAGATGGACGCGCTGCTCCAGCAGATTACGCTGGCGATCAACGCAAACATCGTAGCGCCAGGGTTGATTCTGGCGAATCCTGATAACCTTACGCCCGCGCAAAATTATTACGGAGTACGCTGTGAGTGGCAAAATACCGGCCAGCCGTTTCAGGAAAGCAGTGAAGACGTTATTTACGTTCGTGCCATCGAAGTAGACGACCCGTACAACCGCGAGCGCTACGAAAACTACCTGGAAAACTACGGCGAAGAAAACAACCAGATTACCAACTACTCCCGCATCTGGGAAGTAAGCTGGTGCTGCTACGGGCCGAACAGCTTTGATAACGCCCGGCAGCTGCGTTCGGCGCTGTTCCAGCAGACCATTCACGACCTGTTTGCTAACAGCCAGCTGTACATGGTAACCGACCCCGCCGCGCCGGTACGAGCGCCGGAGTACGAAAATGGGCAGTGGTGGGAGCGCGTAGATTTTAAATGCCGCTTTAATGAGTTCGTAACCGAAGTTATCGCGCAACCGATGGTGTTGAGTGCGGAAATTATCGTAGAAGATTCTAACGGCATAGTTGCCGAAATTCCTGTGGAGAGTGCCTAAAATGGCGAGTCCAAATCTACCCCTCAGCGGTATTGTTACGGTAAGCGTGTATGTCTCGCCGCAGTCGGCGCTGCCGCCTTCGTTTAACGTCGGCCTGATTATTGGCAACTCTCAGCGCATACCTTCCACGGGACCGAACTCCCGCGTGGTTACGTTTACCTCGCTGGCGTCGATGATAACCTACGGGTTTCTTAACACGGACCCGGAGTATTTAGCGGCGGAGCTGTATTTTTCCCAGGCTCCCGCGCCGTTGACACTCCAGGTAGGTTGCCAGGACCCCACGGCCATTACTGGTGGAACGCTGGACGCAGCCGGAACAGGTTATGCCGTGGGCGATACTGGCACGATTTCCGGCGGTACGGCGGGCAAGCTAGCCACCTATCAAGTGTTAACTCTGAGCGGTAGCGGTGTAGCGACGTTCTCTATTACTCGCGGTGGTACGGGCTACACTGCTGCTGTGGGCGCGGCTACCACGGCCACTACGGGAAGTGGAACGGGCTTTACCATTACCACCACGGGTGATGTGGGTGAAACTCCGCTCATCGCCGTACAGCAGTGCCGCATTGCGTCTTCGCTGTGGTACGCCTGCATGGTGACTACGGCGGTTACGGCGGACGCGGAAGCCCTTGCTGCTTACCTGCAAGCCAACGCCAGCCCGCCGAGTTTTTATTTCCACACCACTCACGACACTGCCGTGTTGAACGGGCAGTCGGGTAACCTGGGCGCGTATTGCAGCGCCGCCAGCTACACCCGTATTTTTATCGACTACGCTACCACCCAAAGCGGCACGTACCCTAACAACGCTTACGCTTGCGCGGCGTCCATGGGCGTGATGATGGGCCTGAACACGGGACTCGCCGGAAGCTACTTCACCATGAAGTTCAAGGTGCTCACGGGTATTGTGGCAGAACCGCTTACGGCGAATCAAATTGCCACGATTGAAGCGCAGGGTGTGAACTTATATCTGGGTTATCAGGGTCCGTATACGATCCTGGAGCAAGGCACTACCCCGGTTCAGTACACGTTTGCGGACCAGGTTTTAAATCTGGACATGCTTACTTCCACGATGCAGATTAACGTGATGAATCTGCTGACGGAAATGCCTAGTGTGCCGCAGACGAACGTTGGGGAAGCGCAGCTGATCGCCGCCGTGAACCAGGCTTGTCAGGCGGCGGTAGTGCGGGGGTATCTCGCGCCGGGTACGTGGGACGGCCCGCAGATTGTTATCAGCTCTACGGTCGGTATTTACCCCGGCGATCCGGTGCCTGCCGGGTACAAGACGATGGCTCCCAACTACAGTACACAGTCCCCCGCGAACCGGCAGGCGCGGCAGGCCATGCCGATTTATTGCGCCATTACCCCTGCCGGAGCCGTACACAGCTTAGCAATTGGAGTTTACGTAAGCCTCTAAGGAGAATTCAATGCCAGGACCAAATCAAGCTTCTACCTATTCGTTTAAAGACACGAGCGGCGGCTTTAACGATGCCCTGGCCGGGCCGTTCGCTTTCGGCGGGCAGATTGGCGCGGGGCGGTTTATTATTGAAATGCATACCGACCGCACGGTGATGGACGTGGCGGCGGACGGACTCGTGCTACCCAGCGCCGTGGCGGGTAATAACGGTTCGCTGACAATCGAAATGCAGCAGACCAGCGTGTTTCATAAGTTCCTGCTGAACTGGTTTAACCTGCTGAACCAGGCGTTCGACAACGCGGACGTGAGCGACTGGGCCGGAGCGACGATCAGTCTGGTCAACACGGTAGACGGGTCCACCCACACGCTTACCGGGGTAGCGCCCACGAAGATTCCGAATAAGTCTTACGGGCCGCAAGCGGAACGTATCAGTTGGATTTTGATGTGTGCGAATATCGTTAACGGTTGATAGAAAGGGAAATTTATGTCATCCGCCATGAAGGACATTAGAATCGGAGAAACAAATTATCAGCTAGGAAGACTTTCGGCTCGCAATGGGAGCTGGATCGTAAACCAATTTGTAGAGCGCGTATTAGGCCGTCTTAACAACCCCGACCGAGAACTTACGGAAAAAGACTTAGGATTGGGATTGGCGTTGGACTTGCAGAATCTTTCGGAGGAAACGTTCTTAAAGGTACAGGCAAAGTGTTTGGAAGTCTGTAAACGTTATGGGACGGTGGGCGACTCCACTATCTCCATGCCAGTGCTTCGAGCGGACGGAAAGTGGAATGATACAGCAGAACCTAGTTTGCCTGAATTATTGGCGCTTACGGTTTCCTGTTTATCGTTCAACCTTTATTCTTTTTTCGAGTCTGGAGCGTTAGAGACGCTGCTGATAGCGTTCCCGAATATGAATATAGTGAACAGCGGCAGCCCCAAATAGACGGTTACTTATTTCGTCCTGTGGCTTCCCGCTACTGGCTTCACAGAGATGTAGATGAAATGTCGTTTGAATCCTTAGTAGAAGTACACGTCATGATGGATTTAATCGAGGAAGCAAATGCCAAACCCTAAAACGATCCGTGAATACTTAGTGGGTTTAGGTTTTGCTGTGGATAAACCGGCGTGGCGTAAGTTTGAAGACACTATGAAAGTGTCAGGATACGCGGTAGAAAAATTTGCCGGAACAATGGCGAAAGACTTTACTATTGCAGGCGGGGTGGCTGTCACGGCGTTAGCTACGATTACGGGCGCTACGATTGGTATTATGAAGTCTGTGGCGGACCAGGATTTGCGCTATCAAGTTTTAGCTCGTCGTATGTTTATGACGACCGAAGCTACTAAGAAAATGACTATGGCGACGGACGCCTTGGGATATTCTCTGGAAGAAATCATCTGGGGACCGCCTGAGTTGGCGGAGCGTTACCGGCAGCTGATTAAAGACCAAACGGAAATGTTTAAATTCTTGGGAAGTGACGGCGGGGAAAAAGCATTTAAATCCATTCGAGATTTTGGATTTCAAGTTACCCGTGTAGGGTTGGGGCTGAAGGTTTTCGGTATGGTGCTGACAAAAGACATTATACAGAAACTAATTGGCACTCACTCTATGGAAGATGCATTAAAAACTGTAACTGGGTGGGTAGATACGTTTCAGCACAATGTAGGTCCTCTTGCTGATAAACTTTCTGATGTACTGGCCCCTGCCTTAAAAGCTGTGTGGGACATGGGAAAGGAAGTGTTTACAGATAAAAATGTAAAATGGGCTGTGGACATGACTGTAACCGCTGCGGGTTGGGTTAAAGACTTTTTTGAATTGTTGGATAAAAGCCCCGAGGCGCGGAGTATATTTTTAGGCTCTGCTGTAGGCGCTGCGACGGAAGCTGCTGGTGGTGCAGCGATAGGAGCGGTAGGCGGCGCGGCGCTGCTGGGTCCTGTAGGAGCAGCAATAGGTACTCCCGCAGGAGCTGTAATGGGCGGTGTAAGCGGCGCTATCCACGGGGCAGTCGGTGGGGAAATTTACTACCGAAGTAAAAAATACGGGTCAGATTGGACAACTTGGGCGCACCAAAATCTGTTTAAAAAATGGGCTGTGGATTCTGCTAAGAAATACAGTTTAGACCCTTACGATTTTCTAGCCATGCTCAGTATTGAGTCGGGTACAAAGTATGGTTTAAACCCGAATGCTTACAACCCTTCTTCTGGTGCGGCTGGAATAGGTCAATTCATGCCTTATACGGCCAAGCAGTATCATCTAGACAACCTATATGATCCCCAGGCTAGTATTGAGGCGTCAGCGCACTATATGCACGATTTGATGGAACAGTACGGGACTTTTGACGCTGCAAGAAAAGTGTATGCGGGATATAAGAAAAAAGACCCTTCTAAAGATTTGAATGAGTTGCATCGTCGTTCTAACTTACTAAGGAAAGGTGTTGGAGACCCCACAAAGGTGGACAGCGGAGCTACCATTCAGCCTCAGTCTTACAAAATAGAAATTAACGTAGCTCCCGGCAACGCGGCAGGCAAAGAAATGCACGAACACGTAAAAAAGGCCGTAGTGGAAGCTATCGAGTACCACGAGCGCAAGAAGGCGCAGGACTCGTTCGCCTACCGCCAAGGGGTGTTCGCTTAAATGGGCGCTACGCCTTACACTCCGCCGCAGTTCGGTTCGGGCAAGTCGAACTATTCTCTGACCTGTACGTTACCCGCGAATAATCAGGCTAATTCGAACAACAACGCGAACAACCCCAGCACCCCCTCGCAAGGCAGCCCCACAACATATTTTTTCCAGCTGGTGGGCCGGGTAGAGCACGTGCAGGAGCAAACGATTACTAAGCATCCGGTACAAATTGGTCCGGCTATTGTGGACCACGCCTATAACCAGCCGGCTCGGGTGGTGATGGAAGTTGTAGCTTCCGATTGCGTTGCCAGCTTAGTGGCCGGGCAGTACGCTTCTAACCCGAGTCTTTCCGTTAGCATGTACCAGACGTTTAAGCAGATTCAAGCGGCTCGGGTGCCTGTTGCGGTAAGCACCCGGCTGGATCAATATCCGAACATGGCGATTACGGATGTGCGGGCGACGGAGGATAGCCGGACTTTATTTGGGTTTCGCGGGACGTTGTACTTTGAGCAGATTATTTCGGTTACGGTGAATCAGACGACCAGTGCCCGCCCGAACCAGACGGACTCTACCGCCGAAGGTACAAAAGGCGCACAGCCACTTAGCTCTACGGAGCAAACGCAGATTAACAACCTGTTGGACAGCATGAAGATGTTCAACCAGAATTAACTATGGCCTACCAGGTTGTACCACTCGATTCCGCGCCGAACCAGACGTGGAATGTGTCCGTTAGCATCAACGGCGGTGTAAGTACGTTTTTCTTGGAGCTTAATTTTAACGAGATCGCTAATTACTGGACCATGAACATATCGAACTCTGTCCAGACGTTGCTGCTATCCGGTATCCCATTGCTTACAGGGTTAAACCTGTTGGCCCAGTACGCTTACTTGATGATCGGTAGTATTTTCATACTCAACGTCAGCGGTACGCCGCAGGATTCTCCTATCAGTAGCGATCTGGGCAGCGACTTCATCATGGTTTGGGGAGACAATATCTCTACGGCGGAGCAGATCGGTTGACCGCCCCGCAGTTTCTTCGGCGCTACCTGTTGAACATTCAGTCGGCGTCCGTGAACAACGGCCCGGTTACTAACATCACCATTAACAGTGACGACGAGCCTACCCTGCGGATTACGTTCGACGTACAGACTTTTTTAGGCCCAGCGCTTTGGACTGCGCAGATATCTGTGTATAACTTGAACGAGCAAAGCGCCCAGGTGCTGATTAACCAGGGTAATTCTTCGCCGCCCGTTACCAATTCCAGTAGTCAGACCGTGCCAATAGAACAGGGTATGTCGGTAGCTCTTTCGGCGGGCTATTACGGCAACGGGGCAAACTACGGATTGATCTGGGAAGGTTACGTCTTACAGGTGCTGTGGGAACGGGAAAACCAAACGGACTTTAAACTAACGCTGAATTGTATTTTAGGGTTGGACCCCACGGGCATGCAAAGAAACCCAGTAATACAACCGGGCGTGGCTACTACACAACGTCAGCTTTTATTGCAAATGTTAGCTCAAGCGTACCACCCTATTCAACCCGGAGTTATTTCAGAAAGTTTATCGCAAAAAGTTCTTCCTCGGGGACGCCCTTTGTTTGGAAGCCCTAAGAAGTACCTGTCGGAAATTTCCCGCGACAATAACGCCCAATGGTGGTTGGGGCAGAAAGGTTTACTGAATCTAAGTAATTTGAACTATGATCTTGCTGGGCAGCAGCCTGCGCTTACGCTTACCCCCACCACGGGGATTATCGGAACTCCCCGACAAACCCAAAAAGGGGTCACATTCCGAACACTGATGAACCCCAACATTAACATTACGAACCCGGCTATGTTTATAAAACTGGATCAAACGCAGTATGTGCGATTGCTTCAACAGTTAGGAGATTTGACATCTATTGGAATTTTAGCTCAAAGTGGAGTATATGCAGTAGTGGGCGCTCGCTATCTGGGCGATTCTCGCGGGCAAGACTGGTACACGGACGTAGTAGGTTGGCTTACTGGCGCAGATAAGATAGCAGCCACTGATGTACTAGGAGCATACTTAACTGGCGCATAGTAACCCCAGCTTCCTCAATTTGTCCATGCTGCTTGGCCTTAAAGAAGCCGCGCTGGACGAGGAGTTTTGGCAAAAAGCCTGCGAGCTGCGGGTGGCGCTCCCCGCTATCGTGGTAAGTTTCGACGCCGCGACACAAAACGTCACCGTGCAGCCCGCTATTAAAGAGTCTTTGTTGAACAGCTTAGTGCCCACTCCGCAGAGCCTCCCGCAGCTGGCGAATGTGCCGGTAATTTATCCTCGTGGTGGTGGTTTTAGCGTGACGTTTCCTCTTGTAGAAGGAGACGAAGGTGTCATTGTTTTTCAAGACATAGCAATCGATTCCTGGTGGCAGTCGGGTGGAACTAACAATGTTGAAGTGGAGCGTCGTCGTCACGATCTAGCTGATGCCGTATTTATTCCCGGCGGTTGTTCCCAGCCCCGTAAGTTAAGCGGCTACAGTGCATCGGCTTTAGAAATTCGTTCGGACGACGGCAATACGTTGATTGAAGTATCTAGCGGACTTATTGAAATAACTCCTGACGGGGGAACCACTCAAGTAGTGGCGGTTCCAGGCACAGTAAAAATGACGCCGGACGGAGGAACAAGTCTAATTCAAATCACACCGGGAGAAATTAACCTTACCGCCGCAACAGTGTACATCAATGGTTTTTCTTATGCTCTGCATACGCATTCGGGTGTAACGGCTGGGGGTGTTGACACTGGTCCGGTGGTGCCGTGAGCACTCCTGCGATACTTTACGTGCAGCTGGTAAACGGCGATCCGGTGTGGGACTATTCCGCCCAGCTTACCGACGTAGATGCGGTAGCGCAAGCTATACTTACCCGTCTCAAGTTAAATGCCGGCGAATGGTGGGAGAATACGAACGACGGACTTCCACTGTGGCAGTCGATTCTCGGACAATCCGCCAGCCCTCACGCGCAACAGCAGATCGCTAATTTGATTTCCGCCGTTATCCTAGGAACTCCGTTCGTGATTGGGCTGTCCAACGTACAGACGACTTACCTGCCTCAGACACGGGCCTATTTGTACTCCGCCGTGGTGAACACTACGTTCGGTACGGTGTCCGTTAGTTATCCTCAGCCACTTTCGGGAGCCTTGCCGCAATGAGCTACACCGCGCCCGCTATTAGCTCCTCGGGGTTGTCGATTCCCAGTTACGAAGACATCCTTGGGTTTTATACGCAAGGCTTTCTTTCAGTATACGGTCAAAATTCATATCTTGGGGACGACTCCGCTCCTTATCAGCTGATGTCCATTATCGCTTTGGCGGCGGCGGACACCAACGCGGGATTACAGCAGGTATTTAACAACATGTCCCCCGCGTTCGCCGTAGGCGCGGGCCTGGACGCTATTGTTGCAATTAACGGTCTTACCCGCAAAGCAGCCACGAATTCCACCTGTACGGTTACTCTTACAGGCACCCCCGGCGCGGTAATTACGAATGGCGTGATTCAAAATGTAGTGACCGGCGATCTATGGAATCTGCCCGCCACGGTGACGATTGGCGGTGGTGGAACGGTTTCGGTTACCGCTACGGCCCAGGTTGCTGGAGCTATTAACGCTACGGCGAACCAGCTTACGGGTATTGCTTCGCCCACGGCAGGCTGGACCAGCGTAACGAACGGGTCGAACGTGGCCGTGCTAGGTGACCCGGTAGAAACAGACGCACAGTTGCGGTTGCGGCAGCAACAAAGTGTTGCGCTGCCGTCACTGACTCCGCTGGACGCGACGGTTGCGGCTATCGAAGCTACGGCGGGGGTTACGCGCAATAATGTGCTGGAAAATGACACGGGCACTACGGACAGCTACGGCAACCCCGGTCACTCCATTACGTGCGTGGTAGAAGGCGGCATGGCGCTGGCTGTAGCTACGGCGATTTACAACAATCGTGGGCTGGGCGTGCTCACGAATGGCGACGTAAGCGGGTCTCCTATTTCGCAAACGCAGTCGGTAGCTGTAACTTCGCCGAACTCCGGGCTGGTTACTACAATTGGCTTTATCCAGCCTCCCGTGTACGTAACGATCTACGTGATTGTCAACGCTCATTTGTTGCCTTCCGGTGGGTCTTTAAGCGCGGCGCAGGTGCTGGCAATTCAGGACGCGATTATTGCGTATCTCGAAGGCCTGGCTATTGGTGGCGTGGTGAGTTTTGGCGACATGATCCTAGCTGCGCAGACTGGCGCGGGCGCTCAGATTTCTATTCGCAATCCGTTCTACTTCGAGGAGACTTCCAGTCCGTCAACGAGTACGGACATTCAACTTAACTTTTATCAGGCTGCGCAGTGCGTGGTCGGAAACATTACGGTGAACAGTGTATAAAATTCTGGCTTTTCTTGCTTTGTTCGTTGGTTCTCTCGCGGCGCAGTGTACGCCAAACATCTGCCTGAGTACTCCCCCATACGGCGCTACGAATTGGAACGTTCAAATGAACGCCAATTTTACCTTGTTGGATCAGTATTTGAGTGGGGACGCCGCAATTCCAGCTTTAGATGTTACCGGCACTGTAGCGGCTGGAGGCTTTGCCACTACGGGAGAGATTCAGGGCGGAAACGCAGTTTTTTCGAGTACAGTCGATGCGAGCGGCTTTTTAACTACAGGCGCAGTTAACGGCGCTACGGCGGCTTTCACGGGTATTGTGGTGATAGGTGGCGCGGCGAGCATAGGCTCTATAACCGGTCACCTTAACCAATCGGGAACAAATAGCTGGGCCGGTTCGTGCAACATGGGGGGAACTTCTTCCTGTAATATAACTCTGCTTTCTGCCTATAACACTCAGCCTATTTGCATTGTAACGGAACAAAGTGCTTCGAGCGTCATTGCGGGAGGGTGCTCCGTATCGGGAACGACGGTTACAATCGGGGCGGCTTCCGCTAATTCGCAAAATTGGTCCGCGTTGGTAATTGGAAATCCAAACTAATGGGCGGCTACGGCGGCGGCGGTTACGGAGCGGGCGGGTACGGTGGAGGGGGAAGTGTTAGCCCTACGCTGCCGTACTACCTCGGTCTGCTTACCAGTCAGTATCAGAACCCTGCCTCACCGAACTTGCGGGCGTTCCTGGCGTTGCTACTACAACCGTTTTTAGACACGTTGGCTTGTGCTCAGTTGATTAACGCGGCTTACGATGTAAATGCCGTTCCTGCGCCCGTAGGAGATCAACTCAATGTCGTCGGCCAGTTAGTCGGAGCCAGTCGGCAGCTACCGTTCGTTCCCGTCGGAGTAAGTGCTCTGACCACGGTGGCGATTACTTCTACGGGCGTGCACACGGTAACCGTCAACAATACGAACTACATGTCCGTAGGAGTTCCGCAGACGATAACCGGGTCGGACTCCCATACGGAAACGGTCACGCCTACTGCAATTGTCACCGGGGTTTCCTTTACGGCGAACTTTACCTTGACTCACGTTACAAACTCGTCGGTAACGAACGCGGCTCCCAGCTCGACCCTGTCGGATGCAGATTACTTGACTCTGATTCGAGCACGGATTATCTGGAACCAGTGGGACGGGCAGGCAGATTCGCTTTGGTTCCCGTTGCAAACGCTATTCCCCGGTTGCTACATCTACATCACCGACAACCAGAATATGACCTGTACGATTAAGCTGGTCGGGAACTTCAGCTCAATTCAGCAGCAGATGATTGCTAACGACCTGATCATCCCCCGCCCTGAGGCCGTGGCGTATACGTCGAACTACTCTACCACGCCTAGCTTCGGATTCGATAATACTAACCCTGTGTTCGTCCAGGGTTTTGATATTGGAGAGTGGAACTAACTCTATGACGACAAACTTCAGTCAATGGAATCCTGCTGCAACTAATCAAGAGGATGATGCTTCGTACCAGGCGGATACTCAACGTACAGGCGGCGCTCCTTCTGGCTCGGTGTTTCCCAGTGCTACGGCAAACAAACTTTTCTATCAACCGAGTACATTTGTTCGAGCTTTTTGTTTATCGTTGTCAGGGAAAGGCTACAACACTTCAGACGGTACTACTCCGTTTGTAGCTGATACTAGTTCTAATGCAGCGGTAACCGCTTTAGAAGCGGTACTCAATAACGTTCTTACGGGCGCGGACTTAATTGTAGCCTCTTCGTTCGCCGCAAATACGGGCTATATAAAGTTCGGCTCGGCGCTGGGAGGTTTAATTCTACAGTGGGGGCAATCCTCCGGGCCGGTAAACGCGGCAAATGCGGTTACGTTCACGGAAGCTTTTACGCTCAATCCTGTCATTCAATTGACAGCTTTTACTGGCAGCTTCCTATCACCTACGGATGTAGAAGCTTTTCTAGGGTTGACCACTTCCAGCACAACAGGCTTCAGCTGGGAGATGTTGGTAACCAACGAACCCGGCTCCGCCATAGTGCAGTGGTTCGCTATCGGAAAATGATAGCGGTTCTTCATTGTTCACTATGGTTGTGTGCTCTACAGGTTGCCACTACGGGGGCGGATGCCTTGACTACGCAGTACACCGTGAGCTTTCCTACGGCGGTTGAGCACGACCCGGTGGCGCGGCCTTTTGTGCTTCGGGGCCCAGTTCTACTCTCCGCGTTTTTCGCGGGAGACCTGGCCGGTAGTCTGTATGCTGAGAGGAAGCTGAAAATTCGAGGACACAAGAAAATGAGCCTGATTTTAACGCTCGGCGAAATTGCAGGCCACGGCTTTGGAGCCGCCTGGAGCGCGAAGCACTACAGGAGCGTACGATGAGAAAACTGCTTTTATTCCTACTTTTTGCGGCTTCGGCTTTCTCCCAGAACACCGTCACCGTAACCGCCGCCAATATTCATAATGGCTCCAGCGGGCTGCTGTCGGCGGGTACGATCTTGTTTCAAGCCGTAAACTCCTCGGGACAAAATATCTCTTACCAGCTGGGTGCTACCGGGCCGAGTTACACTTCCCCCACGATATGCTCGATTACCAACGGCGCAGTTAACGGCACCTGCACGGTAGCGAACGTGTCAGTAGCCAGCCCGCAAAATTTTTGTTTCGCGGTAACGATTCTGAATAGTTCCAACGTCATAGTCTTAGGCGGGCCGGGTAGCCCTTATCAGTGCGTACAGCCGGTGGCATATAGCTCCTGGTGCTCCAATTCTATTTGCGATTTCGACAGTTACTATCCGACGATTCCGAACGCCGTGTTGGTGCTGTACCTTCCCCCTCCCCAGGCCAATTCGCTGGGCGGTATTTACGCTAGTACGTGTCCCTCGGGGTACGCCGTAGGCGGTTACAACACGCTGGGGGTAGCGCAGTGTGTTACGGCCTCGGGCGGGGGTGGCGCGGTGTGGGGTGCGATTACGGGTACGCTGGCGAACCAAACGGATTTAGAGTCGGCGCTTACCGCGCTGGCCCCTCTCGTTAGCCCTACGTTTTCTGGCACCCCTATGGTGCCTACGCCGTCGCTGGGTAATAATTCTGGACTAATCGTGAACAGCCAGTGGGTAAAGGCGCAGGGTTACGCCAATTGCACGACGGTGGTATGCCCGAATCAGAATAATACGTACGGCAGCAATACGCAGCAGCTATTCCAGGTAAGCGGAGCAACTTCTTCGTTGGTGCTGGGTAACGTATTCGTCAACCCCGGTCCTACGCTGCCACCGGGTAGCGCGTGGCTTTTGAATAATAGTCTAAATGGAAACGCTCACGTGTGCTACTGGGACGGGCAATTCAGCGAATGCGCTCTAACGAATCTCGACAACGCGGGAAACCTGTCGAACGGGACGAGCGGTACGGGCGCTATTGCGCTAGTCAACTCGCCTATATTCAACACGCCGAATATTCAAAATGCCACGGGCATCTCGCTTACTCTCCAGCTGACTACCGGCGATCTATTCGCAATGCAATCGGGCACAACCACTCCTTATATTCAAGCTTCCCCGCAGGCGGGGTGGATAAAGACGGGTTACGGCAGTGACAACCGCTACCAGTTGAGTTACAATGGAAACCCGTTTTCCGACTTCGTTGTAAATAGCGACACCGTAGCGGGAACGGCTTCCGCTACTTTTACTGGGGCGATCCCGCTGGTTGTCGGATCGGTGAACCAGACAGGGCAGACGGGAAACATCGGGAGCACGGCAATTTACACGAACGCTCCCACCGGGCAGTATCAGTTAAGTCTGTACACGAACGAAGTTCCCACGCTGTGCTCGAACGTGACGGCGGGAAGCGTAATTCCAAAAGTAATCTATGCGGATTCCCAAGGCTCGGTTACTCATCCGCTTATAACGTTGAGTTTCACAACAACAGGCACCTCGAATGCCAACGCGGTGTATACATTTTGGAATACCGCCACGGCTACGATTGACGTATCCGCTGCCTACACGGCATGTACGACGGGAACCGGAACATACGATGTCCACTTTTCTCTACTGAGGCTGCAATGAGATTGCTATTGTTTTTGTTGTTGTGCGGTTCGGCGGTAGCCCAAGTTACGTTTGGGTCTCCTACCTCCACGACTACCGCCGTGTTGACGGTAACCCCCACGGGCACGGGCACTGGGTCCATCAGTTCGGCGGACGGTTATATTTCTAACTGTAGTTCTTCGGGCGGAACCTGCAATCATACGTACGTAGTAGGGGCATTGATTACGTTAACCCCCACGATTACCGGAGGGAGTGGATTCGCGTGGTCCTCGGGAACGGACGGAGCCAGCGGCTGTTCGGGTACTGGGTCTTGCACGTTTAATATTACGGCTACGGCCAGCCTAACCGCCGTGTTTACGGGTTCTGGTAGCGGGGCAATTCCCGCGTCTCCAACGTTCGCGATTGCTTACAACCAGAGCACGGCTTTCCCTGTCGGGATTAATCACGGCCAAGGACGCATTTGGGATACGGTCGGTGCACAGTGGCCCTGGCTCAATACGGCTTTCGGCGTCTACAACTGGACGCAACTGGACGAGATTTTAAACCTGATGACGCAAAATAGCGTCCACACTGCGCAATACGGGTTAGCGCGGACTCCGAACTGGGCCAGCAGCAACACGAACCTGTACGTGGACGGTACGCTGACAAGCGGAACGTTTACGGCGAGCGAGACGGTACTACAGACCGGTTCGGGCGTTTCTACTACGTTCGTAAGCTACTCTTCCGGCGTATTGAATATTGCGCAGTACATGGGTACAGCGACAGCGGGCGGAACCTGGGTGGGGCAAACGAGTGGGGCGATCTTTACGCCCTCTGCCGTGCCCCAGGATATTTGCAGCAGCTTTACTAACGGCAGTATTCAGCCACAACAGCTGCCGGGACAGTGTGCTCCGCCTACCGACGTAGCTACGAACGGCAGCGGTACGGATTCTATCTGGCGTCACTGGATAGCGGCGATTGCCGGGCACGTAAATCAGGCGGGCTACATCGCCGGTACGGGTACGTGGGCGGCGGGCGGCGCGAACTGCCCTGGAACGGTAAACTGTACTCACGCGCACGTGGCGTATTGGGAGACGTGGAACGAACCGGATAGCACGAACTTCTGGATTGGCAGCTTCGACCAGCTAATCCGCATGGAGCAGGACTTGTACTGCATCGTAAAGGGCGGATCGTTTACGATTGCGGCAACGGGCGAAACTTGCTCCCAGGTGCAGACGAGCGTGGGATTGAGCGGGCCTATTGACACCACGGCGTCCATTCTAATGCCCAGCTATCATGACGATACTACTTTGTTAGCAAAATGTTTTCTTTACTGCCAGCCGCTTTCGGCAGGAACTTGCGGCCCTTCGGGGCAGCTAGGTGCTACTAGTTGCGTAAGCGGAACGGCGGGCGCGGCCCAGGCGGATGGAATTAACTTTCACGTTAAACCCGGCGTGAGCGGGGCGGAAACCGTAGTGCCTACGGCGACGGAGGCAATTAACGGTATTTTACAAAGTGCGGAACTGGCGAAGCCGCTGGATAATACGGAGGATGGGTTCGGTTCGGGGGGATGGAGCTGCCCCGGCATGACCGACTGTTACACGGACCCCGATATGCAGGCTGGGTACATTGCTCGTGATTACATCGAGTTTTTCTTTAACGGTTGGAGCAACGATGCCTGGTATAACTGGAGTACCACGTACAACGGTATGGGCTCGACGACGGCGAACGTGGCTTACGGGCAGCTTTATAACTGGATGGTTGGATCGGTTCCCGGCACTTGTTCGGTGTCCGGTACAGTACACACCTGTACGTTGACGCTGCCGAATAGCGTAGCGGCGGCGATGATTTGGGACTCGGTGCAGTACTGTTACGGCACGCCCGTGACAGGGTGCACATTCTCCACCCACACCGTGGGTAGCAGTTATTTGTCGTATCTCGATCTTTACGGTAATCCGAAGGTAACCATTACCGGGCACAGTATGCAGATCGGCATTATGCCCAGACTGGCGCAGGCGCAATAAGGTATGCGAAAATTTCTCTGGCTGTTGCTTCTCGGTTCCGCCTGGGCGCAGAATTTTGTTTCCGTTACGGCGTCGAATATTGCCCAGGGCACTACCAAACTCCCTGCCGGACAGATTGTGTTCCAGGCCGTAGGTACCAACCAGCAGTCGCTGAGTTATCAGGCCGGCGGTGGGGGGCAGCAGATACTCGCGCCCACGGTGTGCCCTGTACTCAACGGTGCTATCGCTAACACCTGCCTGGTCGCTAACGTTCTACTTACCCAACCGCAAAACATTTGTTTCCAGGTTACGGTGTTTAATTCTTCTGGCCAAAAGGTTTTGGGCGGGTCGAACTCGGGCTATCAGTGCGTCTACCCGCAAACGAATAGCTCCTGGTGTACGGCGGGGGTCTGCAACTTCGACACTTACGTTCCCACCTCCCCCAGCGCCGTGCTGCTCATTAATCTGCCTCTACCGTCTACCTTGCTACCGGGCGGAGTGTACGCTTCTTCGTGTTCCACGGGTAGCGTCGTCCTAGGCATTAACACGCTGGGTCAGCTAGTGTGCGGATTGGGGGGAAGCGTAATTAAGCTGGGAACCTGCACAATGAGTGGCGCGTCCAGCTGTACGTTTACCCTCGCGGCGGCGTTTAACGTTACGCCCATTTGTCAAGTTCAGGTGCAAGGCGCTACCGCACTGGCGGGAGCTTGTAGCGTTTCCGGCACTACGGTTACGGTGTTCGCGGCAAGCTCGAACTCACAAACGTGGGGAGCGGTGCTGTACGGGAATCCGAACTAGGGGGTGTTTATGAACTGGCACATCGTCTGGCTCTGGCTTTGGTATCTGTTAGGCATGGGCACTTACTGGCTCAAGCGTGCCTACTACGGCATTAACCCTCCTAACCCTGTGGCGACGGGCTACCTCAACTACTTGCAAAGAGCCTGGGTGCCTTTGATTGTAAGGGCATTCCTGGAGTCAATGGTGTTCTGGATTATGTTCACCCCCGGCATGGCGGACCGACTACTAGCTGCGTTGGGGTGGGAAGGTTACGGGTCCGCCGTGCAGCTGGTGACACAGGTACCCCCGATTGCAGCGGTATTCGGGCATACACTGGATTCCATTATGGACATGGCCGTAAGTAAGATTCCGCTTATCAATCAAGTGCTTCCACAAATGCCAGGTCCGCTACCACAAGCTGCCGTGGTGGAGGCGCAGGTTGTGAGGCAGACTACGGAAGTAACTCAGCTGCAAACCACCACTACAACCGTACCGAAGGAGGCGAAATGATTATCTATTTAAGTTTGCTGGTAGCCGTCGTAGGTTTGTTAATGTATGCATTGTGCGTTAACCCGAAGCTCCAGGAAATCGGACGGCTGGCCTATGCCTGTGGGCTGCTGGCTTTTCTGCTGGAGAGTGTACCAAAGCTGGTCGGATTGAAGTGACGGATAGGACTATTATTATCGTAGCCTGTGTAACCACGCTTCCGCCTACGCTGGTTGGGCTGGGGGCTTTGGTAACCGCCGCGCTAGGGCGGAGGGACGCCAAGGCGATGCACGGAGAAACAAAGCAGGAGCTGCACACGGTCAAGGTGGAAATTAACGGGCGTATGACGGAGCTGCTAAAAACGGCGGTGGCGCAGGGCAGACAGGATGAGCGAGACGCCCAAAAGTGAGGTGGAGAAGGAAATTAAATTCCTGGAACAGATGCTGGCTGATACGGATGATGAATTTTGGCGCGAACGAATCACGGTGAAGTTGCGGCAGTTACGGGAAGCGCTCGGAAGGGAAGCCGGGGGCTAGTGCGGAATCTAAAAAGCACGGGGGAGGGACATGAATGGGTCGCCTGGCACAACTGGTTGGGTACTTGGGCTGGCTTGTTGGATGCTACTACGCCTTATTGGTCGTGTTGAAGTTGTGGAAAAGAAGCAGAACGAATCTGAGTCAGAACTGTACAAACTTCGCAAGTGGCTTCAAAAGATTGAAGCGGAAAGAAAAGAATAGTCGTTTGGGTGGGGCGCGGTGGGGAGCACTATGCTTTGCCTGCTGTTGCTGTGCCGGCCTCACTTACGGTGCGTACCGCATTCCCAAAATTACTGTAGTCCACGAAAACCATGTAGCCATTATTGAGCAATTGGATAATGGGGACTTCGCATTTAAGAGCGATGAAGAACCAAACGGAGATACGTTTCGTCCCTGTCTGGATGATGTTAAGAGTGGAGTTGATACAGTTGCTATTCTTACTCAGGGGGTTGGGTATATAGCCGACTATGCTGTTTGGGAAGAGCGAGGAACTTGCAAGAGCATCGTGCGTAAAGAGTGTGGGTTTTGGTTTAAGGATGTGCACAATAATTTTCAGTACAGGAGAATAGCTAATGCCGGGACCGCCAAATAAATTTCAGTCGTTCGTAGACCTGACCGGAATTTCTTCCGGCGCTGACACCGTGGCCGCTCTGAATACCGCATGGGCGGCGTTCTACGCGGCCTATGGCGTGTACCCGAACACTTGGCCGGTTATCGGCAGCGTCGTTTATCTCGGATACTATGGGTCTTAAAGAACCGCGCATGATCTTCGGCTTCTTGCTGCTGGTGTTGTTAGCGGCGCTCGCGGGAGTTATTGCCCTGGGTCACGTAGAGGAAAAAACCAGCTTCGGATTGCAGTATATTCTAGGAGCCTTATCCGTACTTTCCGGCGGATTTGCACAGTGGGCGTTCGGGAAAGGGAGGACAAGTGAACTTTAAAACAACAATTCAGAACTTGATACCGGGCTGGAGTGGCAAGCTGATGGCCCACATGGTAGCGTGGTTTGGAGAGACAAGCGGCGGGGTTGAAAAGGTTCACCGCGTCAGTCGTTATCAATCCAATAATCTTACGGTTGTGTCGAATCAACTCTCCTTGATGCAGCAGATGGGTTTCGACGGTGTATGCTTGACGGTGCAAGGTCCGACCGTAAACCCTGTGCTGCAAGAGGCCACTATAATGATCTGGGAAGAGTGCATGGAGCGGGATATGCTCTTTGCCTTCGTGCTGGATCAGTGGATCGCCAAGGGGCAGCCGAACCCCACACAGGCTGTCATTACGGCGCTGCAATCACCCAGCTACCAGCAGATTCTCGCGTCCCCCTGCTACGTCCCCGGCGGCGATATCCTCGAATTCGATCTGGCGAATTCGGCGGGCGTGGATGTGGCGACGGTACAGGCTGCGTTTCCGAACAACCCGATTCTGTCGTGGCACACGGGCTACTCTTGGCCTAACCCTCCCGCGCAAGCGAACAGCGACACCGACCTGATTGCCATCCTGAAGGCCGACAATGCCAAACCAACGATGAAGTTTGCGGGTGTCTGCCTTGGCTTCAACAACGGCGGCGTGCCACTTCCTGCTGGCGTGATGGCCCCGCAATTCACCGGGACACGGAATTACTCACTGGACGTGTGGGGCACGGGCGATGCAACTACCGATATTGACCACCAGGCAGGGAACTACTTCTTGGATCAGATCGCGGTCACGCCCGCAACGGTTCCTTATATCTGCCAAGTCACTTGGAATGACCACGATGAACAGACGGCGATAGAACAGTTTGCGGCGATGTTTTACGGCGTAAGACTAGGAGCATAAACTATGAAATATTTTCACGCTCGAACGTTTTGGAAACTGATTGCAGTTTTCTTCGTGCTGGACCTTTGCTGGCTTATGGCGGGGTGCGGCGACTGGGAAGCGCAGGCTTCCTCTATCCTGGCTCTGCTGGGTCCGGCGATTCAGGCGGCTATTGCCATTCTCGCGGCTTTCGGCGTAGGCGTAAGCGAGTCGGTAATGACCAGTTTTAACCAATGGGAAGCGCAGGCGCAGACCGACCTGGTTACGCTAAAGGGCCTGATCGCCGCTTACCAGTCGGCACTTGCCTCGGCCCAGCCGGGAATCTTAAACCAGATCGTAGCCATCGTCAACACTACCTCGGGCAGTCTTACTACGCTGCTGGCGGCGGTGCATATTACCGACCCGGCAACGCAGGCCAAGGTAGCGGCGGTGTTCGCGGCGATTACGGACATGCTGACGGCCATTACCAACCTGGCCCCGGCAATAGCTCCGGGCACGAGCGACGAAAAGAAACTGAAGTTGTACGAAATTTTTAAGAGCAAGGCCAGCGGCTTTAAAGCCACTTTTAACAAGGCGGCGGCGGTGTTCGGGAAGGTTTACGAAATATGAAGCTCGGACGCCGCCCCGTACGCCGGAATGGGTTGTCCCGCCTGCGGGCGGCGGCAATGCACTCCTTCTTAACCACTCTAGACCCCGCTCCTCCCGCCGTAGATTATACGGCGGGAATTACCAGCTGGGGCATGATGCTGAACGACTCGCTCGGCGATTGCACAATAGCGGGGCCGGGGCACTTAATACAAGCCTGGACTGCGAACGGAGGGAGCGAAGTAACCGTGCCGGACTCCGCTATTCTCGCGGCTTACGAAGCCTGGGACGGCTACGTGAACGGCGATCCTAGCACGGACCAGGGCGGCGATATTTTAACCGTTTGCCAGGACTGGCAAGAGTACGGGCTGGGCGGTTACGGCATCGCAGCCCACGCGGAGGTTAACCTTACTCAGCTCCGCGTACAACAAGGCATTTACCTGTTCGGCGGGCTGAATACGGGCGTTAACCTGCCGCTTTCGGCGCAATCACAGGTGGGTGGCGTATGGGACGTAGTAGGTGACGGTGCTACGGGCAACTCTGCCCCGAACAGCTGGGGTGGACATTGCGTAGCGGTAGTCGCTTACGACAGCAACTATTTGACGTGCGTAACTTGGGGTGCTTTACAGAAAATGACCTGGGCGTTTTTTATGCTCTACTTCGACGAAGCGCACGCGCTAATTAGCCCCAACTGGACGGGGCCGGTAGCAACCGCACAGTTATCCGCCGACCTGGCGGCAATTGGAAGTTAGAATCCTAACGGCGGCACTTGAGCCAGCCGCAACGTTAGCAGCGCCACCAGTCCTTTTAATTCGGTTAGATTCTTATACTCTACGGCCAGCCGGAATATTTCTCGCTCCGTGGCGTTCAGCCGGTACAACGAAGTCATTTCGTCCAGTCCACGTACGTTAGGAATACGCTGGTGGCGGTTGCGCAGGAAGCCCAGCTTACCCCAGAACGTATTGTTAATTTCGTACAGCTTTTCCGCGTAGTGCAGGGCTTTTTCCAGGTCTTGACGGCCCGCTTTGTCCTTCCAACGGGCTACGTACTTGGTAATCGTGCCCTCCAGGTAGCGCAGATCGTTTTCTACGCAGAAATCCCAGTGTTGCCAGCTGGCTCCGCCGTAGTGGGAGCCGCCCACCTGCTGTTCGTTAGCTTTCATGGTAAGGTCTCCATAAATTCCTGCCAAGTAGCAAAGCGCGGGAGCGTCCAGTGGAACACGTTTTCCGGGGCACCGACGACAACTACCTGCTTGCCCTTGGCAACGGCGTAGCCTACTTCAAAATGTTTTCCGCCCGTGGTGGATACCTGCCCCGCCAGCAGCACCAGCAGGTCGCTACTGTCGATGTCCCGCAAGTCCTGCATAGCGGCCTGGAGATACTTGCTGGCGTGTTTAGCTTCGCTCCCGTCGCCCGAGGGTTTTTCGTAGCGCCAGTTGCTGGTACAAACGTGTTTAGCCTGGGTTAGCTGGTCCGCTTTTTCCCGCACTTCGGCCTGCTGACCGAAGCAGGCGGCAATATAGATTCTCATAACACCCCCGCATTACGCAACACGGCTTCTACTTCGCTGCGTTTAGGTCCGTGGGTTACGTGCGTTATTCCCGCCAAAAGTAGCGCCGCCATTTTGGGCGCGGCGGCGATAAGTTTAAGATCGGCTTCTTTGCAAGGGTAGTCTTCGCTTCCGGCTATGTCTACAAACCGTGTATGTTTAAAATGTGGGTGACCTTCGTAAGCAGGCGCTGCAACAAACTTATGGCCGCGTACTTCTAACACAAGCCATTCCCCTGGTGAATGCTTCATTCTGCACTTCCTTTCTTCGCCTCTCGGCGTTCAATCCACTCCACGCAGGCTTTGCGCCAGTCGGGGGCGCTGATTAAGCGCGCCCACTCTATGCATGTCCCGCGTTTCTCTTTACGTTGCTTCCAGCCGCAGTACATCGGTTGAGCTACAGAATTAAAGAATGGATCTTCAAAACGGTAGATAGAACCGGCACCAGGTCCGTCACAAGGACGCTCCATGAATCGTTTCAAGTCCGCATCCCACGTCTCTATGTCCGTGTTCACCAGCGGGAACGGCGTTACCTCGCCGGTCTTGTAGGCGTCGCTAGTGTCGGCGTCTATGGCTAAGGCGCGGATACAGCTAAACGGCGCAACCGAAGCGTAAGCCTGCGGCGCGTTGGGTAGGTTCGCCGGGTACACGTGGAAATTGTTACAAAATTGCCGATAGACCCCCACCGGAGCACCTACGCCCGCCGCGACGTATTCCTGCAAAATGCTCATATGCACAGCGTTGGCCCCATACACACCCCACAACGCATCTCCACTGCGCTGCATTACCGTCATGTTCAGTACTCCGCCGCGCAGGTCGAAGTAGATGTGGGTGTTGCAAGGTACGTCTTTTCCACCTAGCAGTGCTTGCTTTCTATCCGCATAACCATCCCACATAGAAATTACACAACGGCGGCTTTCAGGATTTTCTTTTAGGTCGTTGATTATTTCAACAATCTGGTCGTGACCGTTAAACCAGCTACGCCAGCGTTTTCCATAAGCACCCCAAAATTCAGAACCGTCGTCCGAATACTGCGCAATGTTCTTGGCGAAATACGCAGGCCAAGCTACATCGTTCCGGCCCGCTAGCATCCAAAGTGCTTCCATTAGATGAAAAAAGGGATTTGCGTCCCGCAGCGGACTAAACAGCACGCGCTCCGTGGGGTGGGTGTAGGTAGTAAGCACCGGCTCGGGGGCGACGATTACTTTTCCGTTCCGGGAGTTCTCCTCCACCCCGGCTACGGCTAGGTAGTGGAAACCCTCGTTTACGGCCTGGTTTACGTTCGTGGCGGTTAACTCCATAAGATCTCCTTTCAAGGGCTAGAACAGGTTAGAATAACGTTATTCTAGGTCTTTTAAACGACCGTTCGACCGAATAAACGGCTCTGGGCGGGCTGAGAACGGCCTACGGTGTCTCCTACGCCGTCATAGCGCTGTTTGGGGCGTCCTTCTCCGAGTCGCGCTCGTTCGTGTTTATCCCATTCGCACATTGCGATACCCTGAGTATCCTGAAGACACATACGCCGCATTCCGGCTTTCTTTAGGAGCGGAGCTAAAGCGGCTTGCAGTTCTCGCGCCGTTGCCAACCACTCTTCCTCTTTCCAAGGCGCATCTACGGGGCGGCCTACGATCCGGTTCAATCCCCGGCGGGAGCCGGGTCCGCTCGCGGCCCAGGTCCACCAGTCGGGCGCTGACTTCAAAGGTTCGACTTGCTTTACGTCCGCGAGGATTTGGGCTGCGATAAACGACCCTACCGTGTTACCGGCTGCTTGGAGGCGAGCGTGAAACGACTCTAACGTATCTTTCTTCGTGGGTCGAATCTTCGCCCGATTCTCCCACATTGGAGTAAATACGCCGTCCGCTAAAAATTTGTATTTAGCAACTCCCTTCCAGCGTTCTCCGGTCCCCGCCGTAATCATATACGCGGCTCCTTCTAAAGATTTCCCCGCCCGTTGCCGGTCGCGCATAACGAGCTTGAAGCGGTCGGGGTTCCAGGGAACCGGGTAACCTACGTCGGCGAGAGATTCCGGGAGATTCACTTTGCGTGCTACGGTCATAGCGAACCATATGTCAGGGTCCGTTTTATGCGGTACCCGCCAGTTCTCCGCGATCCATCGGGTAACTTTGTCGTCTTCTCTAAAAACACAGGTAAATCTAAATTGTTGCAAAATTTTATTTGTTGTCCAAGGACGTGAGTCCCCACGTTCTTTTTTAATTCGTATTTGTTCTCGTTCTTGTATAAATGAAAAAAGTTCTTTAACTTGCACGGGACTCCTTTGGCGGCCAACCAGGGCGTCCTGGAATACCTAGATTCCAAGGCGCTATTCCTTTTCGACCTTTTGAAATTTTAGCTCGAACTTCTTTACTCCAGGTTTTACCAAGATTCCAAGGTCTTTTTCCAAACATACCATTCGTAGCGCCTAGCATGCGCTTACCGCGTCCTCGTCGCCATTTATCGCGTTGATTTTCCAAATCGGTTCCGGGGTATAGATGGGAAGGATTGACGCAACGAGGTACGTCACAAGTATGTAGGATATCTTTACCGGCTGGGATAGGTCCTACAAAATATTCGTAAGACCAACGATGCGCTTTAACCATGCCCTGGGGGCTAGAAAATTGACCGTAGCCCCAAGAACTCGAAGCGTTCCAAAGCCAACAAGTTTTTGTCTTATTAACTTTAGACATAAACCTTACAACAGGATCGACCGGAGGGCGTCCTTTACCTACACCTAATCTATTGCCCTTCATTAATTGCGATTGTCTACGACGTTCAGCGCGAGTCCAATGACGTCCTTGTTTCACGCTCCCTCCTTTCGTACTACCCTCAACAACTCTGGCAACGGGTCGCGCCAGTTCAATTCCACTACTCGCCGCCCGTGGGAGAGAACGATCTGCTTGTTGCGCTCGATGGTAGAGAACCGGGCACGGGTGTTATCCTCGTTCAGCGGCTTCACATTCCCCGCCGCTTTGCGCCGTGCCTTAATCCGCCGGATACACTCCTCAATGGGCGGCTGTAAATAGGCGAATACCCAGCGGTCCCCGAACTTCTCCGAGTACGCCCCCACGGAACCGTAGATGGTGGAGAGAATTAAACCCTCCATCCAAATATTGAATCCCAAGCCGGAGAACTCTTCTACTCGGTCGATAATTTCCTGTTGCGTCTTGACGGTGTCTAGTCCGCCGCACGTATTGCTGTAAGAACCGATTACGACCCAGCGCTGCTTTCCGAGCGTCATCGAGTAACCGTGAATCTTTCCGTCCGGCTCTATCGCGGTTCGGTTCTTACACAGCTCCATAAACGCTCGGGTGGTGTAAGTTTTTCCCGACCCACTGTTTCCGCGAATATTACAAACTAACGGTTTCATTTTTCCTCCAATACTTTGGTTCCGTCTAGGATGCGGTAGTGTTCCTGCCGTCCCGCGATAGCTTGAGCCATGGGAAGCGATTCGGAACCAAAGAAGTACATCCACTTTTCTTGAATGATGATTTGTACTGTGTAGCGTTTTTTCGCTTTCATCGTAGCCCTCGCAAGTATTTACAGAACGCCTCATTTCCTAAAGCATTAGCCCGTAATCGCCGTACTTCCTTTATCGCCGCTGCCCCAGTTAACCCTTCTAGCTCCATCAACACTCTTGCCACCACTAGAGCGGAGCGGTTACGCCCTCCGTAACAATGCACCAACACTCCCCGGCGGCGGCGGACGTAACTTAAAGCCTGCTTCACAGCCTGCTCTACAGTCTTTACATCTACCGCACAGCTGTCGGCGATAGGGTATTGTTTGTAGTCTACCGGTTGGGCGGCGTCGGGGCGCGGAGTCATGTTAATTACTAACTGAACTCCGTAGTGTTTAAATTCTTGGCGCTTCGTCTCTAAAGAGAATTTTTCGAGATGGCTGCGCCAGTGTAACAAGGGTCGTACCGTAAATACTTTCACACCACCCTCCGTACTGGATTGGAGAAATCCCGCGTCTTAGCGTAATCGTAATCTTGGTCACTCCAATTGTAACCGTAGTCCCGCAGTACAGTCAAAAGCGGTTTACGTTCCTCCGTCCACCCTTGTACCTCTCCTCGCGTCTCTTTTGGAAAAACTGTACGGACATGCATGAACTGACTTTTTCGCCGCTTCCCCCAATAGTCCAACACCTTTCGTTGGTACTTCATTTCACTATCAATAGCCTTACCGGGGTAGAGATGCCCGCCTAGTAAGGCTTGCTTAAACTCACACAGCATCGTCGCTAGTTGATAATGGGAGTAGTACACTCCCGCTTCCCGGAGCCGCGCCAGCTCCCGGCAAGCTAGTTTGTCGCTTTCCTTACAATCCCCCCAGCTATTAGAGCCAAGCAGTACAGTTTTGTATTCTGGATACAGCAACGCCAACCCTTTACGGGAATGCTGTCCTTCGCGGGGCATGGAGTTGTACATAACAGGGCGAAGGTCGGCATAACGGTGAAGAAACTCTAAAAATCGTATAGTGATATAGCGCCCCATTCCGTAGACTTCTTGAAAAATTTCCCAAGCATCGTCGTAGCCTACGCCGTTTCCATACAATCGTTTTAGTCCATCGCCCCGCATCCAAGCCGCAAAACTTTGTAAACAACGAGCCAACTTTGCGGGAGTCCGCACACACTTCCGTTCTCGTCGTAGCGGTACTCCCAACCAATTCTCTTTAAGCCAAGACTGAAGGGATTTACTTCGTAACACTACACTAGGGGCGGCCCAATTTTGCCAAAGCACTTCGGCAGCGGGGTAGTTGTAAGTAGCGGCATACAAACCGCCCCGCCAAACGGTTTCTTCTTCCGAAAGACTTAATTGCCGGCAGCTTTCGCCCACCATAATGAGATGGGGGGAGATATTATTTAGCGCTGCCTGTTTTCGGCAAAAGTCGGTAAACAGCGTTCTACACTGAGTGGCGGTAAGCTCCATAATTTTTTCCTTTCAAAAAAGCCCTCCCCCGTAAAAGGGGAGGGCGGGGTAGGGGATTAAATGGAAATGAATTTGTGGGCCAAGTCGTAGTGAAGATCGCCAGTCGTACCCCCTTTTTCCAGGTACTGCTCAGCGGTCATACCGGTTCGGTAGAGGGCGAAGCGCTTAAAAGCTGCGGAGCCTTCCCGTTTAGGATTTTTGTCGGTAAGAACTTTGATCTTCGCTTCTGGCGCAAAAGCGCTCTTACGCCCGGAAGCGCCCGTGGTTTTCGCCTTGCTCTTTCCAGTCTTCGCTGCCGCGCTGGATTTGGTTGCGGCTTTCTCTGCTTTTTTGGTAGCGGTTGCCATAGTCATAAACTCCTTGTCGCTTAGAATTTTGTTCAGGTACTCGTTTGCCCTCTTGGATATTATAACGCTTTTCACCAGCGGACGGGCAAGTATTCCTGCCGCTTCCGCCACGGACGCCTCCGGCACCACCTTCAGCCCCCGGCTGCGAATCGTGCCGTTGTCCAACTCCACCACCTGAATCTCCGCGCCGGTGGTGATTACGTACTTCGCGCCCTTGTCCGTTTCCTCCACCCGCAAATACGCCACGCCCTGGGTATCTACCAGCACGGCGTAACAGTAACCGGGGTTTTCTCCGGCGGCGGCTTCCATTACTTTTTCCAGCTTTTTCGCACCTCGGGCTTCGGTCTTTAGGGTAGAGGCAATCGCCTGCTTCCCCACCCGTACCTGCGCGGCCTTGGCGCGTTCGCGGACTACCTTACTGCGTGGAATGCTTTCTTTCATCGTTGTTCTCCTTTTTTCTACTTGGGTTAGAAAAATGTTTTTACTACGGCGGTAATCGCCATTGTGGCTAGCAACACGATAATAAACAGGAACGTCCAGTCCCACGGGGTCCAGGGCGGGGTAACTCGCATACGCCGCCTCACTCCTCCTCCTTTAAAGTACGCAAGCCAAATTCAGCAACGATAATCGCCACAGCTTTCTTTACATCGAACTCACTATCCCAGTCCGTGTTCGCCGTCGTGCCGTTGTAGGCTTCCTCTTCAATGCGGCGGGCTACTTTCTCTGCCTTGGTCACAGCGTCCCTCCGTTCCGCAGGATACAAAAGTCACAAAGCTCCGCCGGGAAGCTCTCCCCGGTAAGCACGGCCTGCTCGGTTTCCCGCAGCGCCGCCAGGCACGGGTCACACGCCACCACGCTCCCGTTGGCGGTTACGGCGCGGTAGCTCTTAGGCCGCGCCCGCTCCAGCAGCGGCAGCTGGACGCCCCGCAGTTTGGCGTCCGCCAGGTTGGTAAGCGAGTTAATCAGGTTGCCGTCGTAAGTCATCTTGGTCCCTCCAGCAGTTCAATTCGTCGTTCTAGTTCTTCGACTCGTTCTTCTAACGTGGGTTTATATTCCCTTGTGGGCGGCGCTACGTATTCGTGAAAATCGTAGCGCCGTTTACTATATTTATGAACATCGTTTCGCGGGCTTAGTCCGCAACTTGGAAAGGCGCAAGGATAGGCCGCTCCGTTAGTCAAAGCACACCTCCGTGGGGAACCCCAACACCATTTCGTATTCGTAGAAGCGGCTTACTTCCACCCAGCAACGCGCCGCGCCATTCTTACGCAGCTCCTCGCGGGCCATGTAACGCCCGTGGGCGTTTACGGCGTACACTGTTCTCATATTTGTTCTCCTTTAAATTAGCAGTCTTGGGAACCGCCACAGCGCCACGCTCCCGGCCCCAAGTACCCACGGGGCCAAGCCGGAGAACGGGGGCAGGAACGAGCTTTAGCCCCGGTAGCCGGGAACGCGGCGCTCTGGCGATGCCAGAGTTTTTCTCACCGACCGTTGGCAATAATAAAGTCGATGATCTTACCATACTCCGCAATCTGCTCGACGGTATAACCTTCCACCGCGCCGATTTCCACGTAATGCCGTTGCCACTGCGCGAACGTTTTTACCAAACAGCCAATTTGAAGTTTACCCGGCTCACCGTTCGTAGCCAGGTGTCTAGAGCCTTGTACTGCTAAGGGCGTAAATTCCAGCGTCACGCCGTCGCCCAGCGTCACGCCGTTGCCCAGCGTCACGTAGTTGCCCAGCGTCACGCCGTTGCCCAGCGTCACGCCGTTGCCCAGCGTCACGCCGTTGCCCAGCGTCACGCCGTCGCCCAGCTTCACGTCGTTGCCCAGCTTCACGTCGTCGCCCAGCGTCACGCCGTTGCCCAGCGTCACGTAGTTGCCCAGCGTCACGCCGTTGCCCAGCGTCACGCCGTTGCCCAGCTTCACGTCGTTGCCCAGCTTCACGTAGTTGCCGGAAGGCAGTAAGCGCCAGCCGTAACCTTCTACGGGAAGCGCGTAAATTTCTTCAACTTTAAGCACTCGCTACCTCCTGGTGGAAAATTACACGGCCCGGTTTGCTGCGCCCGCCGCTGTGGTTACGAATCCGTTTCGCCGTCCAGCGCTGGACGCTGCGTACAATGCGGCGCTGGTGTTCTTCGTCGGTCATAAGGCGCTGACAGGTGGTCTGGTACTGGCTGATGGGAAGGCCGTTGACGGTTACGGTGATCATTGGGCACCGCCTTCGCCCCGCAATTTCACGGCCCGCCGTGCCATCAGCTCGATGTACTCGCCGTACTCTTCCACCTGATCTGGCGAATAGCCTTCCTGTCGGCCAATCGCCTTGTAATGTTCTTGCCAGTACTCAATTTTATGAACCTGGCAGCCTACTGCGATTTCCGTATAGGAAGCCAGGGTCATAGCGTGGAAAGTACCCTGAATATAAAAGGGCGAAACTCCCCACGCGTTGCCGTACACCCACGCGTTGCCGTACACCCACGCGTTGCCGTACACCCGCGCGTTGCCGTACACCCGCGCGTCGCCGTACACCCGCGCGTCGCCGTACACCCGCGCGTCGCCGTACACCCACGCGTTGCCGTACACCC